TTGGAGAATACTCCTCATTTTTTAATGCTGCTCTCCGGATGAAGAACAACTGGTGCTGTTTGTTGAAACACATACACTGTTGTTTTTTGTGTTATAGAATCCCCTATACCGACATGGCATAAGGGTTTTTTGGTTTGACAAATAACCCTTCTTTGATGAAGGAGTTCTCTTGGTCATCAGACCATTTGTCTGTTGCCACTTCCGGCAAACTATGGAGAACTTTTTCTGCTTCCTCTTTTGTAGAGAAAACAAGAAGAGGATGCATAACAGGTTGGGCTTTGCATCCTCTAACAAGGATGTAAACGGTTGTATTCTCCATGTTATATAGTTTTTAGACACGGTTAATAAAAATGTAAGGGATGTTTGTTACCTTACTTCAATAGCCACTTAGCTTTCTTTATAGAATGCTAAGTCCTACCATTATCTGATGCTTCTAAAGCTGGGTCAGAATCCTCCTGTAAAATGGAACTGCACAGTAAGCATTTATACCTGTTGCTACTTGGCTTAGCATAGCAGGTAAAGCTACAGTTCCTATAAGCTTTTGGGTAGAGAGAATAAACTGACAAGCCAAGGTTGTATAAAGAAAAGTTGGTTGTCATGATGGTGGCACTTAAAGGGTATCCTTATTAAGCATAATACTATACTATAGCTTACTGTAGTCTTTTATTTTTCTGCAAACATCCGGTTAACAACCTTCTGCTCACAAAACTCTCTACCCAAAGACTAGCCTATAGTAATAGTATATGCTCATAATAGACACCCAATGCCTATTTTTAGCCATATCCATAATAGATATGACCGTGAAAAAAACTAAAATACATGCTTATATGAATGTATGGTGAGTATGATCACCCACTTATTCACACAAACATGCATTTTATTTTGTTTTGCGTGTAAAAAAATACCCTAAACCAAACATAATATGGAACAGTGGTCATACTAATTGGTATAACCCCCGGTAATCTTAGCACTTATTGCAAAATCACCCAAATATAATTTGGTTTAGAGTATTAGCTTGAATAATTACAAGCGTCTAGGTATGTGCGCATTACACATACCTATTTCTCAACTTTGTCAATGGTGTGAGTAACCATGTTCAGTAATTGTCACCATGCAGGTAGCAATGCTACGGCAGACATAGTGAACTTGGGGTTGCTAACCCCTTCCTCAGGCAAAGGACTACGCTAGTAGACCTTTAGACCTGAGGAACGCCACCACGTCTTCCTTCAGCTTGACACTGGCTGGAATCACAACACCGTTAGCTGAGGCGTGAGCCCGAAGCTGAGGGAGTGTGCTTTCAGCAGTGACAGCTGGAAGCTGTGGTGCAGTGTTGACACAACACCAGTAGCCACCAGTGGCAACGCCACTTTTGGTGATTGGTGCTGTGTCATCCAACAACCAGTTGGAAACCAGCTGAGAGTCACCGTTGAAAACGGTCTCCATCTGGTTTGTAAACTTGTTGTAGGCAAGACCTTCTGTACACCTGTTCAGAAGTTCTTGCACTGCAATGTCTGTGATAGGAAGGGCATTGCCCTCACTGTCACAGGGATTGATGAATCCCCACTTCCGTGGGGTTGAATCCTGCACGCGACTGTACCTCATGGTACCGTCTGCTTGCAGAGCTCCGCAAGTTTGGTTTCCCGCACTTGTGGAGACGTAGAAGAAGAAGCCACCTGCCTTGGTAGGTCGCGCCTGCTTCAAGTATACTTTGTGTTTCATTACAATGAAATTTAAAGTGTACAATGGCAAAATTGCCACACAGCGGGGGTATCCCAACTGCAAATCTTAGCCGGGGAGCGGGACTCTAGGACCCACACCCAACCCCAAACACATAACATTGTTATCACCTATTTCTGTATTACCGGGGTTATTTGCTGGTGTCCTTTTTTTTGTTGTTATTAGAGATATTTGTTTATAAAGAGTTAATGTTGTATTATGGAGGGGGGGTTGTTTAGGGTTTATGTAAGGGGTATTGCATTTTGTTAATTATAAAAGTTTATTATTATGGGGGATTATAAAAAGGTGGATTTTGGTGGGGACATTAGTGATGAGATGTTGGATTTGGCATTTGATAATAGTTACCGGATATTTATTGGGGAGGCTACATTTAAGGAGATTGTTAAAGATAATGATGATGGGGTTGTTGTGTTGGCTCATGACCCAGGGGAGGGTTTTACTGATGAGAACCTGGAGGATATAATATTGTATTATGAGTATGTGGAATATTATGAGAGGTGTGGGGTGTTAAAAGATTTAATTAAGGAAAGGAGTAAAAAAAAAGGTTAAACTTTTTTAATTTACTTGAGAATTTTTATATTTGTATTATTGTAAATATAAAAAGGTATATGTTATGGAACAGGAAAAAGTAATTAAAGAAGAGCAGCCTGATGTGCAGATGTCTCAGGATGAGTTGAATGAGAGAAGGGCTAAGGTCACAGAGTTTTACAGGGATAACATTGAGCATCTTACTGTGCAGTTGGAGTATGAGAAGATACTGACAGAGATAGAGGAGCACCGTGCAAAGAGGTTGCAGGCTCAGATGTTTATAGCTGAGGCTATGGCAGCACAGCAGGAAGATCCTACACGTACTCAGGCACGTGAGGAATTTGATGAGGCTATGGATACAATGGCTAAGAGAACTTTAAAACGTACATGATGGAGACATTAAAGGTTGGGTCTAAGGGTATTAATGTTGTTAATTTGCAGAGTATTTTGCAGATAACGCAAGATGGTTTGTTTGGCAGGAAGACAGAGGTTGCTGTCAAGAACTTTCAGATGTACAGGGAGTTGAAGGCAGATGGTATTGTTGGTATGGAGACATGGGCAAGTTTGTTGTCACATGTTGGTCCTATAGAGGCAATAGATCAGGATTCAGATCTTCAGTATTTTGAGACAAATTATGATCAGCGTATAGAGAAGTATTATTTACCTAAGGGTGAGTATGTTGAGCATAAGTATAATAATAGGTATTGTTTTTTGCATCATACTGCAGGGAGGGAAAATCCTTATAGGGTTATAGATTCTTGGGGTAGGGATGACAGAGGAAGAGTGGGTACTGAGTTTGTGTTGGGGGGGATGAGTCATACTACGGGAAATGCAGATAATGATGGGATTATGGTTCAGGCATTTCCTGAGGGTAATCATGCCTGGCATCTTGGAAAGACTGGTTCGGGGATGATGAACAAGGCTAGTGTAGGAATAGAGATTTGTTCTATGGGTTATTTGGATAATGATTATAAGACTTATGTTAATAGTAAGTGTTTAGCATCTCAGGTGTGTAAGTTGGTAGAACCTTTTAAGAATAGGGTTTACTGGCATAAGTATTCTGACCGTCAGTTGGAGGAGATAGAGAAATGGATAAAGTATATAGGGGAGAGGGATCAGATAGATATGCGTTTGGGTTTAAAGCAATGGATTAAGAAGTATGGTCCTTCAAAGGCTTTTGATTTTCAGGAGGATGCTTATTATGGTAAGGTTGAAGGGTTGCTGACACACACAAATGTCAGGAAAGATAAATATGATTGTTTCCCGGACCCTGGTCTGGTGGATGTTATCATGAGTTTATAGGGCAGGCTTGGTATTAATTTATTATTAATCATATCGGGGTTTGATGGTTCTTTAATGTCAGCCTGTCTTTAAGATATAGGGAAGGGGAGAAACTATTTTTATTTAATTTTATTATTTAATTATGGGTTAAGATGTTTCGTTTATGACTAGATTAAACTGCCCCCTTCTCTTTTTAAAATTTAAAATATGGCAATTGTAAAAAAGGTGGGTAAGAAGGTAAAGGTCAGCATAGAAGAGACTATTAAGTATCAGATAATAACATATTGCTTCTTTAAAAAGATTCACATCAGTAAGTCAGACCTTGCATTCTTAGCTGAGTTATCAAAGAATGATGGTATTGAACTTACAATGTTCTGCAATCTTGTTGCAGAGAAACAAATCTTTAAGAGTACACAGTCTGCAAGAAACGCTGTTACAAAAGCAGAGAAGAAAAACCTGGTTGTTAAAAATGGAGGTAATAGAAAGACTATAAGTATATCCAAAGATATTAATGTGCAAACAAAAGGATTAGTTCTTTTAGATTTTAAAATCCTGGGTAATGAAACCAAAGAAGCATAAAGAGTTTAAAAAAGGTATAGCACAGGAGATTGGTGTTCATCAAAATGTTGTTGATGATTTTATTAAGTTCTATTATGATAAGGTGAGAGATGGTCTGTCTACACTGGGCTATCCAAGGGTTTATGTGGATTGTCTGGGGACCTTTGTGGTTCGTAAAGGAAGACTTGACAAATCAATCAAGAGGAATAAAGATATCCTTGGTAATATTAGTAAGCAGACATACAAGGGTTATGAGAAAAGTGTCATTGTAGCTGAGAAGCTTAAGAATATGGAAAGGGTGCAGGCAGATTATGAGCAAATTTTTAAAGAGAAAGCAGCTTTCAAACAAAAGAAAAATGGATCTAAGTAAATACATGAACGCATTTAAGAATACCGGTCAAATTCTTGAGGGTATAAAGAATAATGTTTTTAAGTCAGAACATATTGAAGCAGAGGCCGCTAAGAGATGGGCCACCTGTTTGAATTGTCCATTCCTGGATATAATAGGTAAGGATTGTTTGATAAAAGGAGCTGCCCCCTGTTGTTCTAAATGTGGTTGTTCATTAAAATATAAAACAAGAGCTCTATCTAGTGATTGCCCTGTGGGTAACTGGAATGCTCTCATGGATGAAGAAACTGAAGATACACTAAAAGAAAAAATAAACTATAAAGAACCATGAGTGTTATATTCAAAGAAGAAGGTCACACATATGAAAGTAATGATGGAGAAAATATAAAATGGATTAGTGTCACAACACTGATAAGTAAATTTAAACCCAGGTTTGATGCTAAAGCTATGGCTATTAAGTCTTCTAAGAATAGAAGGTCTAAATGGTGGGGTATGCATCATGAGGATATAATGGCTATCTGGAAAAAGGAAACAGATAGGTCTTGTAAACTTGGAACATGGTATCATAATCAAAGAGAAAATGATATTCTTGATTTTAAAACCATTGAGCGTAATGGTACTGAGGTTCCTATTATAAAACCTGTGTTTAAGAATGGTGTAAAGGTTGCTTCCCCACAAAAACTTACAGAAGGTGTCTATCCTGAACATCTTGTTTATCTTAAATCTGCACATATCTGTGGACAGGCTGATGTTGTTGAAGTTGTAAACGGTAAAATAAATATTACAGATTACAAAACCAACAAAGAGATCAAAGAGAAGGGTTATACCAACTGGGAAGGGGTAACATCTAAGTTGTTTCCTCCAATTAATAGCCTGGATGACTGCCATCTAAGTCATTATAATATCCAATTAAGTATTTATGCGTATATAATACAGAAGCATAACCCCAAATTAAAAATAGGGGATCTGATTATTCAACATGTTAAGTTTAAACAGTTGGGTGTGGATGAGAATGGTTACCCTATAAATGAATTGGTGAAAGGAGAACCTGTTATTGAAGAAACTAAAATTTATAAACTCCCTTATCTTAAAGATGAGGTGAGAAGTATTATAATGTGGCTAAAAGATAATAAATTATGATAGTAAGATTATTTGATATCCAAAATGGGAAAGTAGTGCCCTCAGAACATTGCTATACAATGAAGTTCCTAAAAAGAATTATGGAAAATTATCCTGATACATATAATAAGGTATACCAATACTTGTTTTATATGACTTGCCCGGATCCAGATCTTAATCCATTCTTTAATCTACCGGAACATGAAAAAGAAGATATTATCATAGATGAGATAGAATTAGAAGAGTCTGTAGAAGATGCTAATATAAGGTATGGGGTGGAAATGTGTGAAAAATTATATCAGACACCAACCTTTAGAGCTTATATTGGTATTAAGTCTATGTTAGATAGATTAGCAAGATACATGGAGGTAACACCAATAGAACATGGTAGAGATGGTAACATAAACTCTATGGTAAATGCTGCAGCTAAGTTTGAACAAATTAGAAACTCCTATAAAGGAGCTTTCCATGATATAAAGAAAGAACAAGAAAGTAGAGTACGTGGAGGACAGGGTTTAGCTTATGATCAAATGTAAAATATGGAGTACTTAAAAGATATATTATTTCAAAATCTTACAAAAGAAGAAGAAATAAAAATAGAAGGGGATACAAAGTATTTAATAAATAATTCATTTAAAACCAATAAAATGAAAATAATACCAATTGGTAAGAAGGTGTTGATTAAAGAACAAGAAGCACCAAAGTATTTTAAAGGTTCAACCATTTTAATTCCTGCAACTGCTCAGGAAAAACAATATAAAGCTTATATTGTAGCTGTAGGTAAGGAAGTAGATGAAGTAATTGTAGGAGATTTAATCCAATATTCTACTTACGCTAACCCTACAGAAATGTTTCATAATGATGAAAAACATTATCTTATTAATGTACAGGATATATTTGCAATAATTATAGATGCATAAAAAAATACCTACATATAAGAATGGTAAGTGGGATATAACAGAATTTAATGATGATAAAGAATTTAGAGAGTTTCTTTTGAAGCTGTTTAAAGAACCCGGTCATTATAATTTTGATGAAACCGCTCATATGTTTAATGAGCAGGCAAGATTTTTTGATAAACATAAGTTTTATTGTAATAAACCTTTCAGATCAAAAGATTTTATCACTTACTGGAACGATCAAAAGTATAAGTGTAGAAATGGTGCCATCTTTCATAGTAAGAATGGCACTTGGTATTTAACCAGGGATTATTACATGTGGTTAAACTTTCTACCTATATATGATAAGGAAGAAAAAAAGTATGGATTTGCAAAAGTCAGAGATGCCCAATATCATATGGCATTATATGAGATTCTTGCAGAATTGCATAATGAGCATGCTGCTATATTAAAGAAAAGGCAGATAGCATCTTCTTATTTCCACATGGGAAAGATAATAAATCAATATTGGTTTGAAGAAGGTAGTATTTGTAAGATAGGTGCTTCACTTAAAGACTATATTAATGATAAAGGCTCTTGGAAATTCTTAGATGAATATAAAGATTTCTTAAATGAGCATACTGCTTGGTATAGGCCAAGTAATCCGGAGAAGATTTTAATCTGGCAGCAACAGATTGAAGTACGTATAGATAATAAGAAGATAAAAAGGGGGTTAAAGTCTAAAATACAAGGAGCATCTTTTGAAAAGAACCCTACTACAGGTGTTGGTGGTCCATGTACTATATTCTTCCATGAAGAAGCAGGTATAGCTCCTAAGATGATGCAGACATATGAGTATTTACGTCCTGCAATGGCATCCGGTATGATGACAACAGGTATGTTTATAGCTGCAGGTTCCGTTGGTGATCTTGATCATTGTAAACCATTGAAAGAGATGATATTAAATCCCAGAGTTCATGGGATTTTTGCTGTTAAAACAAACCTTATGGATGCTGATGGAGCTATTGATATGGCAGGTTTGTTTATCCCGGAGCAATGGTCAATGCCCCCTTTTATAGATAAGTTTGGCAACTCTTTAATTGAAAAAGCATTAGAAGCTATAGTTAAAGAAAGAAAAACCTGGAAGGCTGAGTTAAATGCTGAGTTATATCAACTTAGAATATCCCAAAAACCAACAAACATTGCTGAAGCTTTTGCGTATAGAAAAGAATCTATCTTTCCTCAAGGTATAATAGCACAACAACTAAAGAAAATAGAAGATAAAGAATATAGTTATGAGCATATTGAGCTTGAGAGAGATCAAACAGGGATAATAGCTAAACGGTCAAGAAAGCAACCAATATCTACTTTTCCCGTAAATAAAAAGCAAGTGGATAAGACTGGGTGCCTTGTTGTTTGGGAAAGACCGGTGAAAAATCCTGAGTTTGGAATGTATTATGCTAGTATTGACCCTGTTTCTGAAGGAAAAACTACAACATCTGACTCTTTATGTAGTATCTTTGTATATAAGAATCCTGTAGAGATAATAAGAGAAACACCAGAAGGTTTTGAACATATTATAGAAAAAGATAAAATTGTTGCTGCCTGGTGTGGAAGATATGATGATATAAATAAAACACATAATCAATTAGAATTGATTATACAATGGTATAACGCATGGACTATTGTTGAGAATAATATATCATTGTTTATTCAGCATATGATAGCTAAAAAGAAACAAAAGTATCTTGTACCAAAACAACAGATACTCTTTTTAAAGGAATTAGGTTCTAATAGAAATGTATTTGCAGAATATGGCTGGAAGAATACGGGTAGTTTGTTTAAAAACCATTTAATATCTTATGCTATAGAATTTCTTAGAGAAGAGATAAATGAAGAGCTTGATGATAATGGTGAAGTTATGTCTGTTACATTAGGTATAGATAGAATACCGGATCATATGTTGTTAAAAGAGATGGCAAGTTATTATCCTGGATTGAACGTAGATAGGTTAGTAGCTTTCTCAGCGTTAATAGCTTTTGCTAAAATACAGCAATCAAATAGAGGCTATCATAAAAGAAGAGAAACAGATGGATCAAATAACTTGGAGAAATCAAAAAATTTGTATAAATTAAAATACAACCCTTTTAAGAATATAGGGAAGAAAAAAAGAATTGAAGGTGGTGGTCATAAACGCTCCCCTTTTAAAAACTTTAAATAATGAAAGTATTTAACGCATTACAATTAAAGAAAGGAGCTAAAGGTGAAGGACACTCTCCATCTTCAAGCCTTACACAACCAATTCAATTCCTATCAGCAAAGAAAAAAAATGATGATTGGGCTGCATGGAATATAGATTGGCTTGAACTACAGGGAATTGAGTTTTTAAGATTAAACTCAAGAAGACTTCTAAAAAATTATAAACTTGCCAAAGGAATTATAGATAAGACAGATTATATTATAGAGGAAGATAATGACTATAAAGATCTTGTTGATGTATTAACTAAAGAAGATGAATCTGCATTAGAGTTAAAGTTTTACCCTATTATACCAAATGTAATTAACGTTCTCTCAGGAGAATTCTCTAAAAGATTCTCTAAAGTACAATTCAGAGCTGTTGATGACCTTTCATATAATGAGATGCTTGAGCAGAAAAGAGGGATGATAGAAGAAAATCTTCTGGCGGATGCTGAATCTAAACTTTTAGCTAAGATGTTAGAGATGGGTGCAGACCCTCAAAGTGAAGAGTTTCAACAACAGTTATCTCCTGAAAATTTAAAGACATTACCTGAGATAGAAGATTTCTTTAGTAAGGATTACCGTAGTTTAGTGGAAGAGTGGGCATCACATCAGTTAAACGTTGATGATGAAAGATTTAAAATGCAGGAGCTTGAGGAAAGAGCATTCCGTGATATGCTTATTACAGACAGGGAGTTCTGGCATTTTAAAATGATGGAGGATGATTATGATTTAGAACTTTGGAATCCAATACTAACATTTTATCAGAAATCTCCAGATACAAGATATATATCAGAATCTAATTATGTAGGTAAACTTGATTTAATAACTGTATCAGATGTTATAGATAAGTATGGTTATCTCATGAGTGAGAAACAATTAAGTTCTTTACAAGATATATATCCTGCAAGATCAGCTCTTTATCAAGTGAATGGTTATCAAAATGATGGAACATATTATGACCCAAGCAGATCCCATAAGTGGAATACAGAAATGCCGGGGTTAGCTTATAGACAATATGTAAGTAATTGGTCTAATGATCCAGGTAAAGGAGGAGATGTTGTAAGTGCTATTTTAAATGAGAGTGAGGATTTAACAGCGTGGGGAGAAGGTGAGCTATTAAGAGTGAGCACTGTATATTGGAAAACCCAAAGAAAAATAGGTCATCTTATTAGTATAAGTGAAGATGGTGAAATTGTGCAGGATTTAATTGATGAAACATATAAAATTACTGTAAAACCTCTTTATGATAGTAGTATAATTAAACAGAAATCTAAAGAAACTCTTGTCTATGGAGAACATATAGATTGGATTTGGATTAATGAAGTGTGGGGTGGTGTAAAAATAGGACCTAATCTACCTGCATTTTGGAGATCTAATATAGGAGATAATCTAAACCCTATATATTTAGGTATTAATAGAAAAAAACCTGGACGTATCCCATTTCAATTTAAGGGTTCTAAAACCCTTTATGGCTGCAAGCTCCCTGTAGAAGGCAGAGTATTCTCTGATAGAAATACAAGATCTGTAGCTCTTGTTGATTTAATGAAAGCATATCAGGTAGGGTATAATATGGTGAATAACCAAATTGCAGATATCCTTATTGATGAGTTGGGTACTGTTATAATGTTTGACCAAAATGCTTTACCAAGACACTCAATGGGTGAAGATTGGGGTAAAGGGAATTATGCTAAAGCATATGTGGCAATGAAAGATTTTCAAATGCTACCATTAGATACCTCTATTACTAATACAGAAAACGCTACAAATTTCAATCATTACCAAACTCTGAATATGGAGCAAACTAATAGGTTGATGTCAAGAATTCAATTAGCTAATTATTTTAAACAGCAATGTTTTGAAGCTATTGGAGTAAACCAACAACGTTTAGGAGCTCCTATTGGACAACAAACAGCTACCGGTGTAACACAAGCTCTTAATCAATCATATGCTCAAACAGAAGTTTATTTTACACAGCACTCAGATCAATTGATGCCCAGAGTACATCAGATGAGAACTGATTTAGCACAGTTTTATTGTAGTACAAACCCCAGTGTAAGATTAAGCTATACAAACTCTGAAGCAGAAAAGATTAACTTTATCATCAATGGTACAGATCTTTTACTAAGAGATTTTAATGTATTTGCAACTACTAAAACAAATCATAGAGCTATTCTTGACCAATTGAAACAATTAGCAATTCAGAATAATACATCAGGAGCATCTATATATGATCTTGGTAATATTATTAAAGCTGATTCTATTGCTGAAGTTTCAGACATATTAAAAGATGCTGAAGCTAAACAGCAGGGTATGAAAGAACAAGAGATGCAACAACAACAACAAATGCAACAAGAGCAGATACAAGCTCAACAACAACAGGAGCAGATGAAGTTGCAGTTTGAATCTCAGGAGAATGATAAAGAAAGACAAAAAGATATTACTGTAGCAGAAATCAGAGCTGCAGGTTATGGTGGTGGGCAAGATGTTAATCAAAATTTAGAATCTGATTATGTAGATGCAATGAAAGACATCCGGGAAACTACTAAGTATAGAGAACAGATGAATATGAAAAGAGAGGAGATGGTAAATACTAATAGTCTTAGCAAAGAGAAAATGAATGTTGAGAGAGAACGTTTAAAAACTCAAAGAGATATTGCAGCTAATAACTTGGAGATAGCCAGAGAAAATAAAAACAAGTATGATGTAGAATCAAAAAAGAAAAAGAAAGATAAATGAAACTGACATCTACACATATTATATTCATTGTGCAATCAGTTTTTATACTGATATTATTCTTAGTGATAGTGTTTAGAAAACCGCCATCACCAACAGTAGTAGATTACAATAGAATAAAATCTCAAATAGAAGAATCTATAAATACACTTAAGTCTGAATTTGATTCCCTGAGTGGAGAAAATACACTTCTTTATAAAAAGATGGACTCCTTGAAATACCAGATGCCGGATAATAAGAAAAGCTTAGATAAGATTAACAGAGAAATAAAAAGATTAAATGAAACATATATTATTAGTAATTATAGGGATAGCTCTGATGCTGCCCTCATCCGCAGACTGTCAGGAGGATAAAGTTCTGATTGAAAGAGATGTGCTTATAAGAATAGCATCTCAACTGGATAGTTTTGAGGTTCTAAAAAAATTAGAGATTGAATATCTTTCTTTTAAAGACTCTTGTGTTATATTAACAAATACTCAAATGGAGTATATAGGAACACAGGATATGTTGATATTTAATAAGAGTAAGCAAATAGAAAATTTACAAGCCTCAGAAACTGAGTATAAAGGATTAGTTGATATTAATGAAAATCTTGTAAAAGTATATCAGAAAAAAGCTAAAATTGGAAGACGTAATACTGTTATTAGTCTTGTAGGCGGAGGAGTTTTAACACTAGGATTAACAACAGCTTTGATAATAAGCATAGTTCAATAGTGCTTATTTAAGAAATTAAGTAAAATATTAAATAAGGATAGTTCTTAATAAAGATAAGTATTGGGGGAGTTTAAATCTATTCTTGGTAGGACATTTATTTTACTTCCCCTTTATTTGTTTGATTTGTGTTTTTAATTTGTGCGCTAGGGAGTTAGGTTTCAAGTGCTTAGCTCTCTAGTTTTATTTTATTATGAAAAAAAAAGAAAATTTACTTGCTGTAATTAGTAGTCCTGAATACAATGCTACAGTTACAGCTTTTGTTGTTAACAGCACAGTTAGCATTAAGGGTTTAGTGTACAATGTGGAAAACAAGAAGAATACTAATTATGAAGTAAATCTTGTATTATTCCCTGATGGTACAGCTAGAGTCATAGAATAAAAGCCTTATATTTTTTTTAGCTATATACTATTTAAATTATTTTTTATACAAAAATATTTTAAGTTTAAAAGATATAACTTTGCGTATATTATCTTATAATTAATTTTTAAAACCAACTATATTATGACAAACGAAACAAAAAACATGGAGACATCTGTGGAAACAGTAGACATTAACCTTGATGAAATTTTTGATGGTGCTCCATCTGCAGAAGGTGTTACATTACCTGAAGAAACTAAAGGTAATATTTTTAAAAACTTAAGTAGTGATGTTGATTTAACATTTGCAGAAACCGCTGATGTAGAAGAAACTGAAGAAACTGAAACAGAAGAAACTGGAGCAGAATTCAAAGCTGAAACTTTTAAAAAAGCTGAAGAAGTATTTGATGAATTAGATGATTTAGATGATGAAGTAGAACAAAAAGTAGAAAAAAGAGGAAGAAAAAGAATAAGTGGTATTTCTGATGTATTTTCAAAGCTTATTAAAGATGATAAGATTGTTCCGTTTGATGATGATAAAAATTTAGAAGATTATTCTGCTAAAGACTGGGAAGAACTTATTGAAGCTAACCTTGAAGAAAGGGCTAATCAAGTAAGAAGAGAAACCCCTAAGCAGTTTTTTGAAAGTTTACCTGAAGAATTACAAATTGCAGCAAGATATGTAGCTGATGGAGGTCAGGATTTAAAAGGTTTGTTTTCTACATTAGCTTATGTTGAAGAATCCAGACAACTTGATGTATCTGATGAAGGAGATCAAGAATCAATTATTAGAGAATATCTTTCTGTTACAGGATATGGTGATAGAGAAGAGATAGAAGAAGAAATTGAAATTTGGAAAGATTTAGGAAAGCTTGAAAAACAAGCTTCTAAATTTAAACCAAAGTTAGACAAGATGAAAGAACAGGTTGTTGCTAGAAAGCTGCAAGAGCAGGAAATGAAAAGAGCACAGCAAGAACAAGCATCAAAGCAATATATGTCTAACGTATATCATACGTTAAAAGATGGTACATTAGGTGATGTTAGAGTTGATAAAAAAACACAAGCCATGCTTTATAATGGCTTAGTGCAACCTAACTATCCTTCAGTAAGTGGTAGAAATACAAATCTATTAGGGCATCTTTTAGAAAAATACCAATTTGTTGAACCTAATTACACATTAATTGCAGAAGCTTTATGGTTATTGTCAGATCCTGTACAGTATAAAGCAAAGATAATGAGTAAAGGAGCACAGAAAAACATAGAGAAAACTGTTAGAAAGCTTAAAACAGAACAAGCTAATAATACTACTACTTCTCACGGCATTCAAAAAACTGAACAAGCCGCAAGTAGAAAATCAAAAAAGAAATTACAAAGATCAAATAACATATTTAGAAGAATTTAATTAATTATAAACATTTTAATAAATTATCAATTATGGCAACTCCGGTTTTAAATAATGGAATTTTCCTTAGGGATACTAACTATAAAGCTAGTTCACATATTGATTCATATCACCTGACTCAAATGCTTGGGTCTGCAGAACCTATGGATATGGGACCTGTAGATTTATGGGCTATGACACAAAAGGTAGAAATGCCTTTGTATCAAATGGCTTCTTTTGGTGGTAAGAATACAATTCTTGTGGATAATGCACGTGGTGAGTATAAATGGCAAACTCCTGTTGCACAAGATTTACCTTATATTGTTGGGGATATAGATCCAGGATTCGCAACTAAAGGTATTGACGGGCATACATTTAGGGTTAAATTATCAAAAAGATCATTTGGGCATGGTGATATTATCACTTATGACAAATATAATGGTCTTGAACTTTACATTACAGCAGATGATATTCTACCTGCAGGTGATGGTTTTATTTACACAGTTCAACTTGTAAATAATAATAACAATGCTTTTCTTGACAATGCTTATTTAGCTTCTGGTACTAAGTACTTCCGTAAAGGTTCTGCCAGAGGTGAGTATGGTGAAAGATTTTCTGACATCCAAACAGGATCTGGTTTCCGTGAATTCTACAACTTTGTAGGTGGTGCTGAAGCTCATGTTCATTATTCTATTTCATCTAAGGCAGACCTTATGATTAAAGGTGGTCTTAATGCTGATGGAACAGTACCTGTAACGGAAATTTGGAGAAATTTTGATACTGGAGCAAACAAATCTGTTGCAAGTATTGAAGAACTTGTTGCAGGCATGGGTAAAGCAGGTGCTAAAAAAGCATTTGACAACGGTTCTTTATCAAGAACGTTTATTACAAATCTTGAAGCGGCTCATTTATCTAAAATTGCAAATGACATTGAGTGTTATTTAATGTGGGGTAAAGGTGGTAGAATCAAGCAAGATGGTCCTGATGATATCAGACTTTCTGTAGGTCTTTGGACACAGCTTGATAACTCATTTAAAAGAGTGTATAACAAAGCTTCATTTAATCTTGACATGTTTAAGTCTGAACTTTATAACTTTTATCAAGGTAAAGTTGAGTTTAAAGGTCCGGATCCAAAAAGACAACTCATTGTTCAAACAGGTATTGGCGGTATGCAGTTGATTAATAAAGCTATTGCTGATGAAGTTTATGGTTCAGGTCTTGTACAGAATGCCACTGAAATTGGGGCTGTATCTGGAAAAGGTATGGATCTTGACTTTGGATTTGCATATACAAGCTTTACAATTCCATTCCTTGCTAACGTTAAGTTTGTTCTTAATCCTGCATTTGACAACCTCCATACAAATGATATTGAGAATCCTCTTATTGATGGAAGACCTCTAAGCTCATTTAGCTTTATCATTTTTGATGTAACTGAAGAAGGTAATGATAACATTCACTTATTGAAACTATCCTGGGATAATCAACTGAAGTGGTTCTATCAAAATGGAACTATGGATTATATGGGAAGAACTCAAGGGTTTGCATCTACCGGAAACTTCAATGGCTATAGAGTTTATATGACTCAGACTATGCCAGCGATTTGGGTGAAAGATCCAACTAAAGTTTTAAAAATTGTTATGAGGAATCCTGTAACAGGAGGCTCATTCTAATAGTATACTTTAAGGGAGGGGCTAACACCTCTCCCATTTTTTGATTTTAAAATAAAAAGATATGTCTATTTATAAAAAAGCTCCGTTTACAAAGGTGACAGAACTAACAAATTCACCGGTATCTAAACTTGTAGCATCTAAAGGAGCAGGTAAAGAATTAAGAATATTTGCCAATAATGCTGCTGCCAAAGCTGCAGGATTAGCTAATGGAGATTTATATATTGAACAAGTTTTAAATCAGCAGTTATTGTGCGTTGTTCACACAGTTTAACATTTTAAAATAAAAACCAACAAAATTATGAGTGATTACACAATTATAGAAAAATATCAACAAAGTAAAAGCAAGTCTATTGCTATTAGACCTTATTTTAATCCTAATAAAGAAAATATGGGTTTACAGCAATATGGGATGGCTTTACATGATGGTGTTTGGCATCAGGAATCTTTAGCTTGTTTAGAAATGAATGGGATTAAAAGATATGTTACAGGACTAAATGAATTTGCACCAGAGGTTAAACTCTTGCCCCCTGGTGAAAAAGAAATTAAAATAAAAGAAATAAGAAAGGTTATTGCACAGTTAGAACAAGATTTAGCGGCTAATGTTATTGATCCGGAAGATAAAGAATTTTGGAATAAGGTGACATTATTAAAACCCGGTAATGATAAGTTTTGGTCTAAGATTCAAATAAGATGTGGCAATGAACCTGTTTATTTAGATCCTGTAAAAGACCCTTATGATTTAATAAAACTATATGCTATTAATGCGGGTGGTTTTTCTATAGTTGCTAAATCATTAAAGGCTGTAAAATCCTCTGTTAAAGAACAAAAATTTTATTTAGATCAATTAGAGGAAACAGTTAGTACAAGAACTGAGTATAAGAAGTTAAGGAATAAAGCACTTGCACAACTACAAAACTTATTTGATAAGAACTCAACTAAATTATTGTATGTTGCTAAATGTGTGGATATTGATAGTACTCAGTATGTTAAATCTACACCAAATGATATTGTTTATGAAAACATGGATAACCATATAAATGGTGATGGTGGAGAATCAAACAAAAAAAGAGCTGCGCAATCATTTATAGATGCAGCAAAAGATACAATGAAAAACCTAAAGTTAAAAGCTTTAGTCAAAGATGCTTTATTTTATAGGTTTATTACACCTAAAGCTAATGGCTGGATTGAAACTTTAGATGGCAACGTTAAGTTGGGTAAAAAAACCACAGAAGTTGTTGCTCATTTAAAAAATCCTGAAAATGAGGAAACTTTAAATGCGCTTATGGATAAGGTTCAAGCTTATTGGAATACATAAAAATATTCAGATATGAATAATGATACCCTTAAAATAAAGCTTAAACAGAGGCTTAATAAATTAGCAAGTAATGATTATGACAATATAGAAAATTGGCAGATCATTGAAGCTTTTAATAAAGCTCAGATTGAGTGGGTAAGAAGACAGTTACATGGAAATAATCTTTATAAAGAAGGTGATGAGCTTTCAAAAAGAAGAATTGATGATTTACAAATTCTCTTGGTTGAATTACCATTAACAGGTAGTGAAGATGACAGGTATTTTGAATCTGATAATTTCCCTGTAAATACATACTTGGAATATAAAAGGATCAGTGCTAAAGCAACCAATAATTGCTGCACTGAACCTTTTTTAATGACCGTCTATTTAGCTGAAGAAGCTAATGTTGAGCTTATTTTTAGAGATCCTTTAAAAAATCCAAACTTTGAATGGGGTGAAACATTCTGTACAATGTTGGGTAATAAAATAAGGATTTATAGAATGCCTGACTTTAGCATTGTATCACCGGTATTAACTTATTATAGAAAGCCAACATACATACAATTTCTAGGTGTTTTAAATCCATATACATCAACAGTATCTGTAGTTGATGTACCTTGTGAGTTTAAAGATGATATTGTTGAGTTAATGTTAGATGATACAGCAGCTATAATAGCTGGAGATATTGCAGATTTCAATCAAATGCAAAGAGAACAACAAGCTGCAGAAAGAAATAATTAAAAACTGTAGTGTTATCTTTGGATTGATTTTAAATTTTATTATATTATATATTATTTTCGTTTAGTAAATTAAAACTTTTTAAAAATGGCTTATTTTAATCATGCATTTTGCAAATCATTCCTAGCAACTTCAATAGTTGCTGATGGAGTAAATACATCCGCATTTACAGCAGGTGAGTTTGGTGCTGTAGAAGGACCTTATGATTGGTTGTCAGTTATGCCTCCAACAGGTCTTACAACAAATAACTTACTGTTTTTAGTGCAGGGTAGTTTTCACACACAGGATCAAATTGGTAATAACCCAGGTCATGGCGGTTATTCAGAATCAATTAAATCCAAAGGTATAAACCCACGGTATGTAACAAGGCTTTATTCTTCTAGTTGTCAAACAGCTACTGCTGCAACAACTCAGATTTGTGTTGCTTCTGATTGCGCACCTTGTGGAGAGAATTTATTTGTACGCTTAGATGTTAAGGGTTCCCCTGCATTACGCTTTCTAAACCACAATGCTTATGCAATTGGTGATAGCTCAGGTGATGCTGCTGCAAATGGAGGTCCACTTCCAGGACTTTGTTGTGCAGATACTCAGGAATTCCTTGATCCGGCTATGGCTTTAGCAGGTGCTATGCAAATGGTATTAGCTGATCCAATTATAGCACCGTTTGTTGCTGAAAGTGGTGCAGGAATGGCAGTAACTAAAGATGCTGCTTCACCTCAAACTGATTTTGATGGTATTACCACGTTTAGTGCAATTGTTCCTGGTACAACTTATGTTACTGCTACAAATGTACCTGTAACAGGTGGTACTGGAACAGGAGGTACTGTAGATATTACAGCAGTTGCTGGAGCAGTTACTGCTGCGGTAGTCAACAATCCCGGAAACGGTTATACACTTGGTGATGTAGTAACCATAACAGGTGGTGATGGAGCTGCAACATTAACATTAGCTACTCCATCTGCAGATGCAGGCAGCTTTACATTTTCTCAAATACTTAATGGACCTTATGATCCTTCTGTTGATCCAGTAGCTGATGTGGTTACTGCTTGTGCATCAGTAGTTGGTGCATATGTTGACTCACAGTTTGGTATTTGTTCATTTGATACCAGAGATCATTATGAAATGGAACCTGTGCAAATTATAGGATCTGTTCTTGATGAAACAGGTAATCCTTGTAATGATTGCGGTGTTATTACAAACACAGAAGGTGTTATGGAGCAAATGTCAGGTGAAACTGTACTAAGACAATTACTACTTACAGAAGCTTATCTTCAAAACCCTTATAATCAAGGTAATAAAGATAGTGCAAGAATCAGACAGATTGAATTATCTGATGATATAACAGGTGCTGTAACTAGAGCAGATCTTTATAAAACATATTATCTACAACACAGTATTCCAAGAATGAACAATCCTTCTGGAGTATTTGATAATGATCAATATGTTTATCAAATATTTGTCAAATGCGATGATGCAACAACAATTGCTGCTATGGAAACATTGTGGGGTGGTATTGCAACTCTTTGTGGTACTTATGGTAATCCAATTGCATATGATCCTGATGCTGATATTATAGTATAATGTTTATTACATAAGAAGGTAGTGTTAACAGCACTGCCTTCTTACTTTATTTAAAAATAAGAATAATGGCTGATAAACATATTTTAAGCTTAGAGGTCCCTTTAGTAACAAATTGTGAGATATTGACTATAAGAGATACAAGTCAATATACACCATTATTACCTGTAGATTGTCCTGAGTTATTAATAACAACACCGGGGTTTAACACTGCTTCACTAATTAAGTTGGATCAGTTTTTTCCTATTCAAACCTCATCTTTTGATATTAATATTTCAGCTTGCCATTTAAACTTACAAACAATAAATTGCGGGACAGAAAGATCTCCTTTACCAGATGGTGTATACATAATTAAATATAGTGTAGCACCAAATGATAAAGTCTATGTTGAGTATAATCACTTGAGGATTACCAGTTTAATAAATATGTATTACGAAGTTTTATGTGATATTGATTTAGATACATGTGAACCTTTTAGTGCAAGAAAAGACCTTATTGATGAACTTCAGTACATTAAAACATTAATTGATGGTGCTGTATCAAAAGTTGAATTTTGCAATAGCCCTCATTTAGGGATGGATATGTACAATTATGCATTAAAAAGATTAAACAAAATAACCTGTATGACAACAGGTTGTTGTGAGTAAAACCAACGTTATGAAATGCAAACATTGCAATAAAGGCTTTAGTTGTGGATGTCAAAAAACTAAAGCTGCTGATGGTAATATAGTGCACAAAGGTTGTGTGCGGCAATATAATGCTTCTAAAGGAATCAGGCATGTTACTAATGATACGCTGACAAATTCCATAAATAAAGCAAATTTAAATTTATCAAACAGAAGATAAATGAGCAGTATAGTTAAGAAAATAGAGGTAGAACAAAAATTTGCACAGGCTGTCTACAAAGATTTTAAAGCTAAAAGATTTGGCTTAACTCCATGCTGTTATTATGATCTTGAAAAGATTAAAATTAAAAAATACCTTTGTGATTACCAAGAACAAAAAGTTCTTGATGATGCTCTTTTACCTACAGAAGATTTAGATATAATTAATGTAGATTGTGATGATTTACCTGTGCAGCCAATCCCAACACCTCCTGATGATACACCAATAGTAGAACCAACTGAAGCTTGTAGAAGTATTCAAATAAATGGTTTTGACCAGCGTGTATTCCTTGACGGAACTACCAATGCTTATTCATTATTTAATTACCAGCAAACTCAAAGTCATTCAACCTGGGTAAAGTTTCCTCCTCTTGCACCTGTTGGAGAAAGACAAGATGAAATATTTATTCTTTTTAGTAGGTATTATTTATCAGGTACGGGTGAACCAGGAGATTATGGATTAGGAATAGCTTATTTTAGAGATTATGATGTGTTAGGTAATGTTACAGGATACTTTTTGTTTATACTTAGCAACCAAGTAAATGCAAACCAATTTCTTTATAAAGAAATTTTTTATGATATAACAACAACAGATTGGTTTAATATAACTCTTACGACAGATGCTGATGACCCAAATAATACAAAATTTTATGTTAATGGTGTTGAAATAACATCTGTTGTAACAAGTTTCTCTAGCTTAGTGTCAAGTATAGGATATAATAATGAAGATTATGAAATAGGTTCTATAACAAATACAGGACCTGAAAGACCTGATATATATACAGAGTTTACAGTTCATTCACATAGAGTTTGGAATACTATTTTATCTCCTGCTGAAATTGTCAGTGAATATAATTTAGGATTTAAAAGACTGGTTCCTGTCTTAGATGGGAATTGTGTTATAGATATACAATGTTCTGCTTCAGTTTGGAATGGTTCAGAATATGTTGTTCCAGAAAATAAATTACCAACATCATGGTTTACAGAAAATGCTTTGCAAACAGATTTAGTTAACGATTGTCCACAAGGAATATGACAAATAGAATATTTATAGTAGATTCATCAGATCCAAATCTTGCCATAATTATAACTTATTGTGTACAAGACTTGGGTACATGCAGAGAAAGAAAAGACGGTTTAAAAAAATTAGTTTATCTTTATCCTTATGATGAGATAAACCATCCTGAGTTATCCGGATATGTAGAATATACTAAAGAACAAATGAAGTTGTTTTTAAATGATGAGGATTGGACTGGTAGTTTTCAACTCACTTAAATTATAACACATAAATAAATAAACATGTTACCTATAAATAACAATAACCAATCTCCTTGTGTACCCGTATCTTCTAACTGTGTTATATGGCAAGGTCCAGATATAGAATGTATTAATTTATGTAATGGTGACACAATAAGTGATGTAGTAGGTAAATTAGCTACAGAGCTTTGTGCCCTTATAGATGCAACATGTGAATGTAATCCTGATTTAAGCGGGTTAACTTTAAATTGTTTACCCCCAGGTACTACTTTAGATTTAGACAATGTATTACAAGCAATTATAGATTATATATGTGCTTTATCTCCAACATCGGGTGATATTCCAATGATAAACTTACCTGTTTGTTTACACTATACAACACCTGCAGGAACTGTAACTCAATTACCTCTGTATCCTGAATTTACAGATCTGATAGGTAATACAATATGTAGTATTCTTAGTGATATTGATCTCATTAATAGTCAAATAATATCTATTCAAACTAGATTGGGTGTATTAGAAGCCTGTGTACTCCCATGTGCTGTGCTTCAATCAACGCCTGAAGTTATTTCAAAATATTTTTTTCCTGGCATGTTAACTCCTGTCACTACTTTATTATTAGCTGTAGAATCTTCTTTAGGTTCACTGATAAATGCTGTAGGTAACGTTAATAAAATCAATACAGCAATATCTGCACAAACAGTAACTTCTGGTACACAATCTTTAACATCCACAGCTACATATGGTAATAAAGCAAGTTGGGTTAAAAATCCATCTAGTCTATCAGAATCTCATCAAGATCAATGGGTTGTTATTGGAGATCTTTATGCTGCAGTAAAAGATATTAAGGAGAACTTTGCTAATACAGGTTGTGATTCTATAGATTTTGGGTTTATATATAATATTATTAGAGATGGTTCTAATATACCGGTTAGTTTAAATCTAAATTTTACAAGTAGTTCAATCCCTTCTTCTTATTCAGATTGTGGTGCGGGTACAGAAGTTATCATAACAGATTCAAATGGATCTTCTTTATCTTCAAGTGTGAATGTAGCTGCATTGCAGAATAACCCTGCGGGTGCAAATATATCACTAACAGGATTAAATGTATTTAGTTCAATAACTGTTCAGGTTAATTTCTGTGCTTCAGATGATGTAAACACATGTCAGGAAAAAAGTACACAAATAATAGCATTACAGACACCTTGCCCCACAAACGTTACTGTTATAAATGTTACAGAGAGTACAGCAACAGTTAACTTTGCAAATAATTTAGGTACAGGTGTTAATTATGAAATAACTATAACGGATGTAAATACATTAGTTGTAGCAGGCAGTGCTTCAGTATCACAACCACCTGCTCAAATAACTCAAGTATTTGCAGGATTAGCTGATGGGACAATATATGAGGTTGATATAACTATCACAAATAACGGTGTACCTACAAATTGCTCACCTGTTTTATTTACAACAGCTGGTATAAATTGTGATACGTTTTCTACAACAAATACAGGGCTTTCTGGTGTAAATGATATTTATTTAGGATATACAGATGCTGGTGGTATTCAAACACCATATTATTATAATCCTGATTTACAAAATATTTTTATTGGTGCACCTGCTGTCCCATTATGTTATTCACCTACAGTAACACCTAACTCTAATATAATTGTTCCAGCAACAGGTGTTGTAACAATGACATTAAATTATGGATTAGTACCAGGAGTATCAATTGTTATTGAATCAAGTATAGATGGTGTTAACTACACTAATCCTGATGTAGGAGCTGATGGAGTAAGGGTTTACACATCAGGTGTAACCTCAGGCTCCTTATATTTAAGAATTTACGTTGATTGTACAACCAGTATAAGTGACTATACAATTTTTAGATATGATTTTACAACTACACAATGGCTTATACTACAAAGCCCAAGTGATTGCAGGAATGATATTTATGAATCAATAGCAGATGCGTGTCCTGCAGGTGTAAAGGTTGGTAGACAAACACTAACGTGTGATGGTACTATATACAATATATTTGGTGGAGGTGTTGATTCATATTGGTACTTTATAAGAAAATATGTACGTTCAGGTGTAACATTTTATGTATATGCCGGATGGACACAAGCAACAGGTGTAACAAGCATATTAGAATGTTGTGCTTGTCCTGCATTTATATTAACTGACCGTGTAAAACTATATGTTCAAGAAGGACAAACATTAGCGTTTAGTGCACCTTATGTTTTAGGAGATGGTGATCCTATAGTAACAGTAGTGCAAACAACTACAAATGGAACATTAACACAATTAGCTCCAGGATCTAATGCGTTTAGTTATACCAATAATCCTGCGTTTTCTAAATATGCTGATACACTTCAGGTTCAAATAGCACCTCAAACCATAGGTGATTGTGAAAGTTCAATAGTAACTATACAAATTCAAATAATCCCATGTGATATAAGCATGGAGTATTTGGATCAACCACTTTTTGCATTTATTGATACAAATACATATACTGATGTAGAGGGTGCAAATATCAGAACTGCTTTAATAAATCTGATTGCTGATTGGAATGCAATTTGGGGTTATGTTGGTAGTTTATATTTCATTCCTACAACAAGCAGTAGATGGCTTGGATATCAAAAAGCTATTGTAGATGATGGAGTTAGTGCTAATTTAAGTGTGGTTCCTGCATGGGCAGCATTAGAATTATTACCAACATCATGGTCAGGAGGAGCACCTATTTATAAAAATGGTGTTTTCATGGTTGTATTCAGCAATGAAGCAGCAACTGATTATCATGATACAACATTAGCTGCTGGATTTGCAGGTGCTGTTATACAACCGACAGTGGCATATTTAGAAGATGCTAATGCATATGCAGATTCTTTAAATGGAACAACAAATACAGCATGGGCTACAGGACTTGGTTTATTTAATAATCAATTCCCTGATGGTTTTAATAGTATATACTTTCCTTTTACAACTAAGTTTTCTACAGGAGCAGAAGCAGCTAATATACTAATGAGTCTTGCTGCATATACTGGAGAAATGATACCTCCGAATGAATATGGGGTACATACAATAGTTGATGTATCAGGATATTTAATGCAAGGGTTAGTTCCTTCTACAACAAACCCATATCAAGGAGCTGTACCACCAGCACCGGGACCTCCAATTGAACCTTTATATACACAGGGTTGGTTAATGTTTTTAGATAATGAATATAGAACTGATACATATGCTAATATTGCAGGAGGTTTAGGAACAGATTTTAGAGATTGGTCAACAAAAATGGGATATACAGCTATACAATGTACAGGCGGTTATACAGTAGCATCTGTAGGAACATTATTATATTTATTTGAAAGATGTGATACGGGGTTAGTAGATCTTGTAGAAATTATAACACCAGCTTTATATCCTACGTATGGTTTATCTTACCGTTCAGCTTTAGCAAATAACTCATTAGGTATAGATGTTTGTTTTAAATTTATAGGATATGGTGTGGGATCACCTGCCTGGGAGTTATCAGCGTATACAGTTGAACCTGGTTGTGAAACATGCTTTACAGTATTCTTAGTAGAGGATTGTGTAAGTGGATTCCAATATAAAGTAGATATGACAGGAGAAGTAGGAGTTACTGTTGGAGATATTTATAAAATCACAAATAATGGGGCAGACTTTATACCAGGTGATGGTAGAGATGATTGGCTTACAACTGATGCTAAGTGTGTAAGTATTATATCTGGAGAAACAGTTGCTGAACTTTCAACAGTTACTATTCTTGGATTTGCAGATTGTCCTTTATGTATATTAACATTATAAAATAAAAATAAAATGGCATGTAATTGTAATAAATGTAATACCAGTAAAAACTGCGGATGCAATGATACTGCACTATCAACACCATGCACATACTCTGATTGTAGTGTAGGGTCAGAAAGATGTGCAGATATACAATGTGCTGAATGTGTTAGTTATTGCGGGACTACATTTGAAGTTGGAACTCTTGGTAGTATATTAAAAATAGAGTCTGGAGAAAGACTAGATTCTATTATACAAAAATTTGCTTTAATCCTTAGTCAAGGATTAGGGGCTTGCACATCAGATGATGTGCATCATGCACCGTATAATGTATTTGCTACAAATATTACAAATAACTCAGCAACAATACAATGGAATAATGTTTCTACAGATACTCAAACTTTAACTGTAGAATATTATCAACCAATAATAGGTTGGCAAATTGCTACAAGTGGTTTGGTAAATACAACATTAAGTTATGAATTAATAACGCTTCTTCCGGCTACAACTTATAAAGTTAGAATAGTATCTTCAGATGCAAGTGTACCTACACCTCTCACATGTTCAAGTGTAGTTATAGTATTTGATACATTACTTTAGAAAAACAACAAGGTGGTAGTTGGTTGGTTTTCTATTACTGGTTGGAGGAGTCTTGGCATCAAGGCTCCTTTGTTGTTTATATAAAGGAGTAAACTTTTTTAATTATTAATTTTTTTGTAAATTATACCCCATGATAAATAATTATAAAGAACCGGATGTAAAAGGGCCTAGATTTAGGAATAAAAGATTAGGGTTTTTAAATACAAAAACATTTAATGAATTTAGAAAAGAATTTCCTGCATATAAGAACATTGATAATTCTAAACTAAAGAAAATCATTAAATTATACAACAAAAACTTATGGGAAGGAGTAATAGAACATAGGGATGGTGTTGAATTACCTAATTCTTTAGGATATTTATTTATTGGTACATGTCCTCCACCAAAGAATGTAAACACAAATTATGCATTGTCAAAACAATATGGCAAAGTACTCAGCAATAAGAATTGGGAAACAGATGGGAATATAGCAAAGATAGTTTATACAAATTGGGCTGCTAAATATAAGTTTAAACACAGAGAACTTTGGAGGTTTGAAGCATATAGAGACTTTAAAAGAACGGTTGCTAAAACATATCCTGATAACTGGACAAAGTACATCTACATGCCAAAAAAGCATAAAATAGCTAATATGTACTATGATAAGACTGCAGAGCAAGAAGCTTTAAAAACTTATAATGAATTTGAAATCTAAATAAAATGGCAACAATAGGAGAAGTAATATCACGTATAAGGGGTCAGGTAAAAGCAGAGGTACAAGATGCTTTTGTTACAGATAGATATATCTATAGCTTAATAACAAAATTTGCTCAAGTATTAATGAGGAGGCAGGATTTTGCTAATAAACTTATGAAGTTTAATGCTGTATGGAAGAAGTTGCCTTATGTAGAATTAATAGAAGTGGATAAGGTTGAAGCTGATTGTGTAGGTGTTAAATCTGGTTGTACAATAAAAAGAACTAAGGATAAATTACCAGACATGATAGAAGGATATTGGGGACCGTTAATTAGAACAGTAAGTTCTATTGATGGCTCAATAGAGATTTATCCTACACAACCTGGCACATATACTTCTATAACAAAAACCACATCCTTTAGATATAACAAGAATAAATATTTTTGGTATCTAAATGGTTATTTGTATTTTCCTAATCTTGATTGGGATGCGGTAAGGGTGGAAGCTGTTTTTGATGATAGCATAGGTGATTGGTTATGTGATGAAACAGAAGCTTGCATACCAAGATATGAACAAGAAATGAATATACCTGAAGCTTTGTTTGCTGAAATAGAAAGTCAAATTTTACCTGTTATGATGAATACATTAAAAATACCACCAGAAGATTCTGATAACAAAATAAATCCACATAGATAATGAGTGTATCACATAAATATAGAACCTTTGATCAGTTGTTTGAAGATGTATCAATAGATTTTGCTACATATACATTAGAAGGAATGGTGCAACCTCAACAACTTATAAAGGTAGCTACAAGAGTTAATTATGATTTAGGTCTTAGGATTCACAGAACTAAGCAAGTAATATTAGACATAGAACATGGTAAAGCAAGATTACCTTATGATTTTGCATATTTAAACTATGCTTTTAGATGCGGAGAATATACTATAGCTGATAGATTACCATCTGGAACACATGTGGAAACATTTAATGATGTTCCTTATGTTCCCGCACCTGGTGAGTCAGGTCCTTGTGAAGATCCTGAGTGTAGAGATGTATGTGTTATAAAGACATGCGCTGATACACATGAATATCAATTGGTTCAAAGAATAGGCCCTGTCAAGTACAGAACGTTTACAGCATTTAGACCTTTAAGGATTAAAACTGTAAATAAATATGTTTGTGATTGCCCTAATATAAATGAACAAGCATATGATATAGCTGAAATAAAAGATGGTTTTATGTTAACAACTTTTGAAACGGGTAAAGTATATATAAGCTATCAAGGTGCTATGGAAGATAATGAGGGTAATCTATTAGTGTTAGATCATCCTTATTGTAATGAATATTATGAGTATGCTTTAAAGCAAAGAATATTAGAGAACATGGTATTTGCAGGAGAGAATGTATCTAATCAATTAGGTTTGGTTGAAAATAGATTAAGAGCTGCAAGGAACAATGCTTTATCTTTTGTTAATACACCAGACTTTAAAGAGCTACAGGAAGTTTGGAGAATAAACAGAAAAGCACAGTATCATAATTACTATAATATGTTTAAAAGTTACCCAACTTTGGGATAATACATTATGGCTAAGAAATCTAAGAAGACAACAAATCCAAATAATACATCTTCAACAGAGGTTAATCTCTTTACTAAAGGGATGAGTAAAGATGTCAATGCTTCTTTTCAGGGAAAGGAAACATGGTATCATGCAATAAATGCATATAATAACTCTGTTGATGGTGATGTTGGTGTAATAGGTAATGAACCAGCTAACTTAGAATGTGCAAAAATACCTTATACAATTATAGGGGCTATTCATAAACAAGGTGATGAATGGTATATATTTTCCACAGATGATGTTAATTCAGAGATAGGTCTTTTTAATGATAGTGAGTGTGCGTACACTACTATTGTTAATGCTCCGTGTTTAAGTTTTAACAGGAAGTACTTAATAACGGGTGCATCCAAAGAGAATTTTGATTGTACTTGGCAAGTGTATTGGGATGATAATCTAAATCCATCAAGAACACTAAATGTAGATGATATACCCTGGATACAAAATGATATTAGCACACCGGGTTCCCCATGTAAAGAGTATCAGGATACAATAATTCTTGATTGTGAAAAGATTAGATTAGCTCCTTTAGTTAAAACACCTTGTGTTAAATTAACTAAAGCTCAAGATGGTGGTCAAATAGTAAATGGTTCATATCAGGCTTTTATTGCATATGCTTTAAATGGTCAGAAGGTAACAGATTATATTGGTGTTTCTAATATCCAAAGTTTGTTTGACCATTCAGAGTTTGCGGGTTCTTTAAATATAACAATAGAAAATCTTGACCAAAGGTTTGAAGAGTTTGAACTTGTTATATTAAGCAATACTAAAAACCAACATGTTGCTAAAAGAATTGGGTTGTATAGTACAGCACAAACAGCAGATCCATCACAAACATCTTTATTGCCAAAAGTAATATCATTAGATTTTATAGATCCCGCTTTAATAAGTACACCATTTCCAATCCTTTTTAAAAAGAGCCCTGCATATGAAAAATCAGAGGCAATGTATGTTGTTAATGATTGGTTATTAAGACAAGGACCTACAGAACAGTTTGATTTTAATTATCAACCAATAGCTAATTTAATTAAAACAGAATGGGTTGTAGCTCAATATCCAGCAAGTTATTACTTTAAAGGTGGTAATAAGACAAGTTTTATGAGAGATGAGCAATATGCTTTCTTTATAAGATGGATATATAATACAGGAGAAAGATCTGCTTCATACCATATTCCAGGAAGACCGCCTAGAACAACCACTAGTTTTCCAACACCAGGTACAAATCAATTTGGGGAAGTTATAAATGAAACTGATGATGCAATATGTCCAGGGAATTGTTTTCCTACAGAAATGAATTTTCAGGCGTATAATACAGCCACACTTATAACTGTAAATGCTAGTATACCTGTAGGAGATGGCGGAACTATAATATCAACAGGTGATATGGGTTATTGGGAATCTACAGAAAGATACCCTGCAACAAAACCTGAGATATGGGATTCTACTTATATAAACCCTAATACAGGTGTTAATTTAGCTAATACAACAGATACAAGATATGATTTATGCGGGCAGCCTATAAGGCATCACAAAATGCCAACAGAAGAGTTACATTCTTCTTTGCATTTATCAACAGAAGATGGTCAAAACATAAGAATATTAGGTGTACAATTCAAGAATATAATAAGACCTAAGTATAATGATGGTAGTTATATAGAGAATATTGTAGGATATGAGGTTCTAAGAGGTTCAAGAGAAGGTGCTAAATCTATTTTAGCAAAAGGTATATTCCGTAATATGAGAGAATATACAATACCTGACGCAGAAGATTTAATTGGTGACCCTGTACAAGGAATATATCCTAATTATCCATATAATGATTTAGATGATGACCAATATTTTCAAGATGATAGGATTAAAACAATAGGGTGTCATGGTTATACTGCTTCTATAGATGTATATAAACCATTAGAAGGTTATAGGCAAGATGTATTTACTTTTCATTCTCCAGAGTTAATGTTTAAAAGACCTTTCTTATCTGCACATGAAACAAGGATATATGGAACATTGCATGGGCAAGCAGAAGGTCAATTTGTACCATCTGAAAAACATCCTAAAAATAAACTTCTTAGGAATGGTGCTATTATTATAGCATCTATAATAGGTGTAGGATATGCAATGCAAAAGATAAGAGGTAAAGTAACAAAGAAATCATTACCTCTACAAATGAATAATCAAGGGTTAACATGGCCTCATAGTGGGCTTGGTACACGTTCAGGTCTTATTTATGAAACTATACTTGGATCAGGTGAAATGAGTGATAAAGGAGGTGGCAATATACTATGGGGAGTAGCGGGAGATGGATATAGTCCTCATATGCCTGGTGAACAACTTCCAACAAGTATTGCTGGACTTGATAATATAGCTGCTATGGGTGCCGCAGAAGGAGCAATACAAGCGGTAATAACAGCGTTTCTTACAGGGGAAGAAGGAGGTAAATTTGCAGCAATAGGGGATGGTGGAGAAACAACAACAAGTTTATATGAATCAATGAATACTTCACGGTTAGCAGCTGGTGTATTACCCGGTACATTTGGTGCAGGTATGCAGATAGATATAGAAGAAAGTGAGCAAATGGGTGGTCCTGTTGGTTTTAGAAACTTAACAGGATTCACTGCTTTTCTCACTCACTTTATGGTAGGTACTGATGAGATTATTGAATTGTTTTATAATCTTATTTCATTAAATAATTTTGCATATAAGCACAACTCACATGGGCAATATACAACGTTTCAAAGAACCCTATTTTCTGATGATAACTATAGAAGAAAGAATATAGATGCAAATTATATAGGAAGTTCTTTTCAAACTTTTGGAGAAACATCATCATCTTCAGGATTATTTAAAATAAATAATTTATTCAGACCTGATACTGTAGCTATTAATACAGACGGTATTTTAACAAATCCAAGAGTAATAGATAATTCCCGTTATACACTTGGAGAATTAGGTGATCCTTATTTAGAAGATCCTACTCTTAAAGTAAAAAGACCTATATCTTGTTTATATGGGGCTTTAAAATTTGATTTTGAAAATCAATATGGTCAGCTTGAAGGTGTTAAGCAAGTTCAAATGAGAGGTTGTGTAGAATATGTAGACTCTTCAAACCCTGATGGTTTTTCATATTTTACAGAACCTCTGTTTTCAGGAGATGTATATATCAATAGATATACAGAAAAAACAATCATGCCTATATTTACAGATTTTATGTATGGGCAACCGGATGAAACAATATATGATTATATTAAAAGAATAAATATACCTTATCCAAGGTATTGGATGAATACAGAAAAATATCAAATAGGTAAATTAATTGATGGTTTTCTTAATGGAACATTATTTGCTACTTTTTCAGGTGGTAATACTCCAGACCTTATACCAGAAGATTTATTTTATTTAGATAGACATGCAAGTTCATGTGGGGCGTTTCTTGTTCAACAAACTTTAGGTACAGGAACCCCTACAGCTAATAATGTAGACCCTAATCCAATATTTGCAATGAGATTTGCATATATGTATACGCATGTAAATGGTATACAGGATTTCTTTGTAGAATCTGAATTAAACATAGCACAAAGAGACTGGGAAGATATAGCAGCTAAAAGACATTATGATCCATATTTATATACAAGTATAAGAGATTTATTTCATGCTGATATAATCAAGGATGATAACTTTTATAAATATGATTCTCCATTAAGTGCTTCTAGGTTTATTACAAATTTACAATCTTATGGTAATGTACAACTAAGAGATTATGATCCACAGGTAGCAGAAACATGTTTTTCATTCTATCCTAAAAGGTTAATCTATTCTCTTCAGGCAAGAAAAGAAACCAGAAAAGATTTTTGGAGAGTCTTCCTTCCCAATAATTTTAAAGACTTTAAGGATAAGGTTAATGTTATTAAACCTATAAATAAAAGCGGTGCTATAATATTCTTCCCTTATAGATCACCTCAGATGTTCCAGGGTTTAGATACATTAAGAACTGATTTAGGTACAAAGCTTACAATAGGTGATGGTGGATTATTTAGCCAACCATTTCAAAATCTTGTAAATGCAGACTTAGCAAATGAATATGGTTCTTGTGAAAGTGCAAGAAGTGTTGTTAATACACCACTTGGTATATTCTATTTATCTCAAGCACAGGGTAAGGTATTCCAATATGGACGTTCCCTTAAGAATATTGCAAATAACGGAATGAAATGGTGGTTCAATAAATACTTACCATCCATCTTAATAAGAGAGTTTCCTGAATTAGCAGAAACAGAGTTGGGAGATAACCCTGTTGTTGGTGTTGGTTGTCAATCTGTATATGATACAAACAATGACATAGTCTACTTTATGAAGAAGGACTATAGTGTTATAGATGAATACAAAACTAACATTCAATTTGACATAGGTAACTGTCAGTTTTATTTTTACCCTGATGGGTGTGATACATCTACCTGTAGATTCCCTATAACATTAGGAGATATTACTTATTTTAATGATGCATCATGGACTGTATCTTATGATCCAAAAGCTAATGCTTGGATATCTTTTCATGACTGGCACCCTGAATTAGTGATGCCAAGTATAAATCATTTCTTGACAACCAAAACAGAACCTGCAGATCCAACACAACATTATTGCCCACCGGGGTATATTTATAATCCACAAACAGGTGATTGTGAAAGTTTAGTAACAGAGACAGTACCAGGATTTGCAATATTAGAGGATAATATACAAACTATAACTATAAGCGACTGTCCTCCAGGATACACATTAAATCAGCTTACAAATATATGTGTAGGATTAACAACTAACGCAACCGTATCACCAACTACATATTTAGTAGCACCCATTGTAAGCAATCCTGTGTTTGGTATAGTAGGAACTAGATTTTACAATGGAGCTTTTGGAACAGGACCTTTTATTTCAACTACTGCATCAACAGATTTATTTGATTCTAATAATAACCCTGTAGCTTTTAATTTAAGACCAAAAGGTTCTATATCAAATGACCCTTGGTGGAGGAGGTTAAGAGATGGTGGTGTATGGACTACATTAGTGTGTCCATCATTAGGCGGCTGCCCATCTACTTGTGGTAGTCTTAATTGTACAAATCTGCCATGTTGTGAATGGATTGGATTTATTACTTGTGTAAATATAACGGAATCAAAAGAATATTGTTTTTTAATAGCTGCTGATAATGCGGTAAGAGTATTTGTTGATGGTAATTTATTTGCAGATTTAAACTTTAGTGCTAATGTGACATTTCAAAGAATGCATGTTATACCTATATTTTTAACTGCTGGAACGCACTCTATTACAATGGAAGGGTTTAATAATGACCAATCAGGGGGATTTGTAGGTGAAATTTATAATTTAACATTACAAGAAGCTCAAGATACTAATATTATAGGTTCAGAGTTTAACTTAATAAACTATAGACTATGGTCATCACGTCAAGAACAACAGTTTAATACTGGTCAGTTTTCAGGTAATACATGTCCTCCCGGTTATAGTTTAGTTTTTAGTGCAGATTGTGGAGAATTAATATGTGTTCAAATTGCAAATCCAGAAGTAACATGCGGTTGTGAACCTGGGTATACAATTGTATATCCTGAATTACAACTTGATAATGTTACTGTTTATAATGTGTTAGATACAGGACCTTGTAGTATAGATGTTGAAATTTCACCTGCTGTACCCGGTACAGATCCTGGACCAGACCCTTTACCATTACCAATAGCACCTTCATGCCCTGTAGATATAGTATTTGTAATGCAAGCAGATGATAGTACTACTGATGATTTTTATGGTGGTCTTAGACAAAGAGAGGTAATGATAGATTTTGTTCAACGGTTTTTAGTAAATCCAACTATACAAGCAGCCTTAAATGCAGGAACATTGCAATTTGGTGCAACATTAGCTGCGCAAAATAATGGTGAACCTTCTTGTCAATTATTTAATTCATTTGCTATAAACCCACTTGGGTTTGAAAATGAGAGATATAACTTTCAATTTGGCAGCGGTGGTAATGAGTTTATGTCAAGTACAGAACCAAGTACAGGTTTAAACCCTGTTACACTTGCTCAAGCTATTGTAAATTGGATGTACAATGAATGGATTAGTACTAATAAACCACCTGATACTAAAAGAAGAGCTGATTATGGGCAAAGATATGCTGTTACTGATGTAATAAATTTAAGAGGGGCTAACTCACAAAAAGGAGATAGGAGTTTAGATCCTAACTATAAAGCTTATGTAATTCATGTTACATCAGTAGTAAATGATTGGTTTGCTCCACCAGGTTGTTCTCCGCAATGCCATGATAAGAGTCAAGTATGTTTAGCACCTTGGAGTTCTGGTGTACAGGGTTTAATTTTAATGCTTGGTTCTGTACCAACAGTTAACGCTCTAGCAGCTGGTAATTGCGATCCTTTTACAGCGCAATTTCCAGAACCCTGGCTTGCACCATTAAATAATGGTAATCCAAATACTATTTGGGGAGTACCTAATTGGCATCCGTCAGGCCCTGTGCATGACGCTGATATGGATGCAGCTGTTCAAGGAATGGTAAATTATATATCTATTGAATGCCCGTTTATACCAATAGACCCAAGTCTTTGTGCATGTTATGAATTTATATTGACATCTACAGGTGATTCTGATACAACATTTGCCTTAGTAACCTGTGAAACAGGAGTCTTAGCAACCCCTGTAGTTGTTCTAAACGGTGAATCTGTAACTATGAGTTGTGCTAGAAATGCTTATGCAACAGCAGGTACAGGTACAGTTACATATGTTAGTACAACACCATGTGGAAGTTATAATTGTGAAGGAACTACAGGAACAGAAGCTGTTATTAACACATATGAAGCTATATGTAGAAAAATAGATTGTGGTTGTTTACCGGGGCCTACACCACAAACTGTAGTTGAACAAGTAGGTACTTGTGATATACCTAATTTAATATATGATATAGGATATCCATCTGTTTCATTACCTACAATAACTTGTAATTATGATATCATATACGCAACACCACCAAGTAATGCAACAGGTGGTATATGGAGGCATAATTACAGATGTGATTTGTATGCTAACTATTATGGTGTTGATTACCCTTGGGAAATAGAGTTTGTAGAAACTACGGGGCAAATGGTAAATACTGTAAGAAGTTTAGAATACCAGTTAGAAGCTTTTGTATATAAAGGTAATTTAATAAATGGTTGTGGAGATGACAGATGGCATGATTTAGATTTCAACTTTGATGAATCTATAATTTATAATACTGAGCAGGTATCCGGGTTACTAAGATTAGAACTAAACCCTAAAGAGGATCCTTTAGCTATGATACAATATCCCATTATAAGTAATACTGATATTAGAATCCTTTATTCTAAAGAAGAACAAAAATACAGGTTCAATCAGTTTTGGGATGTTACTAAAGATAGAGGAGAGTTTTTTAATCAAACACTTGGTGTTTTTGTAGAAGAGCCAATATTCATAACTCAGCTAAACGGATACATTAAAGATTTAAACTCAGTAAATCTTAATTATATAAAAGACAGTGACCAACGTAAAAAGTTTAGACACTACTATAACAAATTCCTTTTAAGAAGAAGGATATCTGGTAATAGGAAGATGCTATTAAAAATAAATAATGCTAAATTAAACTTATCCTTTAGATGATGAAAAGAACTAACAGAAAAAAAGAGAGCAGAGGTTTACCAGGTGGACCACATGAACAGTTTACATATGTAACAGGTGTATTCTCACAGGATATGTATCATGTTCCTAAAGCTCAAAGTGGAATAGAGCAGCCTATTCTGTATGTAGATTCAGAAGATGATGAGAGGTATAAAAGTTATATAGACAGTTTGATACCTTTTAATGCTATGGTAAAACAATATAATATTGAAGGTAATGCAAGAGGTAAATCAGATTGGGAAAAAAAGACAGAACTTTATTCATCTATTAAAAACTTAGATGATTGGATGAATGCTGCTTTTGGTGGAAATCTAATGGCTAGAGATTATGATATGGGTGCTGATGATCCTACAGGTTATATTGAAGATGAATACAAAAAATTAAAAAGAAAATATCCAAATGAACCTTTAAGATATGACTCTGAAATAGAAAGATGGACAACAAAAGATTTAAATTACAATAAAAACTATGATGAAGTTGGTGAAAATATAACACCAGAATCTGAATTTTATAATGTCCCTTTAAATTTAAAAGATGCAATAAAAAAAGGTGAAGTAGATAAAGGTGATATAGAATTATTAAAATACTATGAGTCTTTAGGTATTCCAAACGAAAGAATAGGATATTATAATTCTCCTGACGTTTATTCTGATAAAGTAAAAGCAATAGGTAATTGGATGGGCAAAGCATGGAATCCTGTTTATCCAGAACCAAAAGTTCAGGTCAATGTTAAAGGTAAACAACCTTTAGAAAAACTTAAATTTAAAGAAATACCACAACCTGATTATAGAATACATGACTATATGAAGATGGAAGGAATGGATCCTTCTCCAGAAAATAGAGACATGTGGGCTAAGATGCTTGGTATAAAAGATTATATAAGAACAGCAGAACAAAATGAAGAACTGATAAAGAGATTAAAAGAATACAAAAAGAATCCTATAAGAGCTCAATACGGAGGTAATATTTCTACAGAAGGTTATAAAAGAAATAGTAAAGATGTAAATAACCCTTTTAATGTAATTATGGGTGACCCAAGTGGTACACCTATAACTATGGGAGGGGTAGACTTTGCTGTAAAGGGTGTAGACAACTTAGGTAATGAAAAAATAATGTATCCAGGAGCAGAGTATCATTTCCCTGGTAGCATGGTTTATGAAACACCTTTTAGGAGAGCTCAAGAAGGTAATGGTGAAAAAGAAGTACAACAAATATATGATTTCAATGGTAGTAAATGGAAAATAAAAGATGGTGTTTATGAACAAGTATCTGATGACGCACCAGTAACAAATGCTCATACTATTGATAGAAGCTCTGCTTATGCTAAAAATAAATCTGAAAGGCTTTTTAGAAATATAACACCTCAAGGCTATGGTGATCTTAAAACAAATTTAGAAAGATATAAAAGATATAAAGGTGATCTAGGCAGAGATAAAGAAGATGTTTTATGGCAGAGTGCAAAAGATTCTCCTACAGGAAAACCTATTTACTATAATCTTCCTAAGAGAGATGATATGTTTAGACTATATCTAGGTTTAAATCAAGAACATAATAGTTTTACTCCTCAATTAGATTATAAACCATCAAAAGCAAAAAATCCAGATGCTTTATATTGGAAGCCTAACTATTGGGATGATGAAATGAAACAGTATCTTCTTGATTATTCTCTTAATCCGATAGGGTTAAGAGATAATAAACTTGTATATGATAATAAAATTTTTAATGAAAGAAGTGATGTGTTTCTTCCTAAGTTAGAAAGTTTAGAAGCAGAAGGTATGGATTGGTCAGACCCTCAAACAGCTGAATGGGTTGCAGATAATCCATTGGGAGATTTTACTGTAACTAAAGGTGAAGATGATCATGGAAAATACATATCTATTTATGATAAAATAGATTTTAACCCTTTTCAAACAGGAGATGGCTCATCTACTAATGCAGCAGGCAAAGCATTACAACTTTATATGAAATCTCAAGGTTATGACGTTGACGAGAATACTGAAGCCGCATCTTTATTAGGGGCTGGTAAACCCTATGAAATTTATGATAGAATCTATTATGATGATAAGACTGGTAAAATTATTAAATCACCGTTAATTAATAAACAAAAAGGTGGCAGTAATATTCAAACACCTTTGAGGGGTGCCCAACAAGGAATAGAAGTACCAACCAAAAATCAAATAGCTAATGATCCTGAATTAATGAATTGGGATAACTATAATACACCGCTTACTAAGAAGGAACAAAAAGAATTTAAAAAATGGATGAAAGAAGCAAATATTCATCCCTGGGACAGAGGAGCTTATGATATACAAGGGTATTGGAAAGAACAAGTTAAAGGTAAAGGTTTTGATAGTGTAGATGATGATGGGCATAGACCAGATACATATAAAAAACCAAATCATCCTACATTTTCTATGCAATCTAAATATGCAGATCATCCAGGTGTTGAAGCAGGTTTTTGGGATGGCCCTGATTATTATGCACCATCCACACATAGAAACTTATATGGATTAGATTATTATGACTGGATGAATTCAAGAGAGCCTGATAGACCTGAAAAGCTTGCGGGTTATATGGAGAAGCCTATTATTGTTACACCAAAACAACAAGGTGGTAGTAATATTCAAACACCTTTAAGGAGAGCTCAACTAGGAATAGAAGGTGCTAGTACTTATAACATTGGTTACAGACCTAAGTATCCTTTAAATGCTTCAGAAAGTACAAGGGTAGAACCAATTGCAATACCTACAACTGCAAATCTAAATTCATATGCGGATTTTATGAGTAGTAAAAGATTTCATAAAGATTGGATGAGCTCTCCCATGCATATGCAAATGCTTAAAAAAAGTGCACCAGATAATTATTTAGATATTTTAAAAACAAGACTTCAAAATATTAATAATGCAACTATACGTGATAGATTTATAGAAGGTGATCAATATATACCAGGTTCACTTTTTTCTGGCAGCCCTGCTGGCGGTTATGCTCAAGGGTTAAATTATGTTAATCAATCCCCTTTATATAAATCCATAGAGCGAAGAAATATGCCCCACATGAGACAATATAATGAATTTTTTTTGGATTTACCCACGCATGAATTATCTCATATACAAGATTATAAAAATTCTTATTTAGGTAAATTTAAGACATTATTTGGGGGTGATCAATATGATTATCAATTTACAAATCTTCCAAAATCAGATGTTTCTTTTATAAGAAATTTAAAAATAAAAGATAATAAATTAACTAAAGAATCAGAAGAATATTATTCTGATCCAACCGAAGTAAGGGCTAGGTTAAATGAAATTAGACACTCTGCAATAAGAAATAAACAATGGGATCCGTTTAATGAAAAAATGACACTTAAAAAGTTAAAATGGTTAAATCTTGATATTATGAAGCCTGGTGGTTTAGATGATTTACAACAAATTTATAGCGATGAACAGATAATAGATTTATTAAATACTGTTTCACAAACAGATGATGATCAAATTTACAATAATGAAAATAGAACTAGCTATGCACAATCTGGTGGTGAATTTCAAAAGTTAGTTAACAAATACACAACACAAGGTTGGTCTTCTCTCAATCCTCAAGAACAGCAGTTCTACAGAGAGACTTATCAGAGAGGTGGTTCAATACCTCAATATCAAAGGGGAGTGGAGACTGAAGATGAACGAATAACAAGAGAAGGAAATGCTGACTGGATGAGGGGTTGGATGGAAGCACAACCTATAGAAAGGAGAGATTCAGCATGGGCTCAAGAAGGATGGAGAGAATGGGAAAGCCACATGAATCTCAGGGAAATAGAAGAGAGGGAGGCGGAAATAGAGAGAGAAAAGAATAATTCTTGGGGTAGTAAATATCCTTATAATAAAATCAAAGAAGGATATGATTGGTTAAAAGATAAGTTCCCAATGCCTTTTCAAGAAGGTGGTGATTTACCAAGCTATCAAATACAGGGAGAAACAGATGTTGAACGTGCTGACCGTATAAATTTACTTCAATACAACTTTGATGAACGAGAGTTTGATTATATAAGGAATGAACTAGAAAGTGGTAGATGGAATGAACTTTCACCTAAAGAACAAGAGTTTTATAGAAAGAACCAGCCTGTTATGCGTCCTGTACAGAATAAATTTGGCATGGAAGGGATGAAAATAGTGCAGGGTAGTGGTGATGATTTAGAATGGATACCTAATATATATAAAGGTGTAATACCAACTATTAATGTTACAGCTTCACGCCCAGATGATGTAAATCCTGTTATAAATGCTATGCGTACAGGAAGAGATAATTTACAAAATGAAATAGGGAAAGCAGTAGAAGAAGGAACTCCTTGGGGTGCAATGAAAAGAATGTATAAACACGGTCCTAAACATTATTATGATGCAACAAATGTAGCTTTAAGAGATGCAGTTACTTTAAATAAAGTACCACATTTTGGTGAATGGGCTAAACTGTTAGATGTTGCAGAAGTAGCTCCGGTAGGAGGGCTTGTTACTCAAGGGTTAAAAGCCCCTATTAAATCAGGCACTAAAGCAATAGCCAAACAAGTAAAACAAATTCCTTCTACTATAAAAGGACTACCCAAAGAACTAAAAAATTTAGATACTAAAGCTGGGGATTATTATTTTGGAAAATATGCTCGTATGAGGGATATAGAAACAAATGCAAATAAATATTTAAAGGAAGGTTTAGGTATAAAAAAAGGAAGTATAAAAGATAATGACTTAGCTATAAAATATAATCATAAAAACCGTGATTTTCAGATTACAGTTAAAGGGGTAGGAACAGAAAAGGATAGAATCACCGGTTATATAAAACTTGGGGATAAAGAATGGAAAAAACCACCTTCTTTTTTTGGAAGCATATTTGGTAAAAAACCAACTTTTAGTTCACAAATATCAAAAGAACTGGATTTCCCATATTCTAAAGCATCAGAGTTAGAGGGTACAGGTTTAGGAGCTGAGGTAGTAGCCGCTATGAATAAAGCAATTAAAGATAAAGCAGGTACTTTATATAGTTCTAAGTCACATTTTGATGACGGAATAACCAGATATTTACAAGAGTATTTAAAGGAAAGGGTATTGCCTGGTGAAAACTTTACTAAATCTACTCAGTTTTTTTTAGATGATTTAAAAAAAGCAGTGGGAAATGATTATTCTAAAAATGCAATAAGAAAGTTTCAGGAGTTGCCAGAAAATCAATGGATTATTAAATCATATATAGACAAGTTAAGATGGCAATATAAAATGGCAGGGGGTGAGTTAGGAATAGAAACGTTAACTTCTGATAAAGAACAAGAGTATCAATCTGGTGGTTCTACAAGTTCTTTATGGGAAACAAAAACTGGTTTACCTTGGAGTGAAGCTAAAGCAAGAGGTTTATCTGACGGTACATATAGTTCTAATGTAGCGTTAAGAAAAAAACTTTTAAATGATGAAATAAATTTCCCTAGTACACCTGTGGTAAATGATATACAGCCTATAATAACTCCACAAGCAACTCCACAAGTAACTCCGGAAGTACAAGAAGATGTAAACTTTGATCATCTTACATTTGATGAAGCATTTGGAAAAGCCAGAGAGATGTATGGGCCTAATAAAATATTTAAATATAAAGGACATTTAAAAAATACTAATAGATCTGGTGAACCATTTGAACCTTCAGAAGAAGAGCTTACTAAGTGGGGGATGGGTACTAAAAAAACAAAGGAGAAGATAAAGAAAGTTAATGAAGATATAGTTAGTCCATATACAGTTGATGATAGATTAGAAATAGAAGATGTTTTTGAACCTAGTAGAGAATGGGAAAAAGAAGCAATGAAAAGATTGCAAAAAGAAGTAGAAAGTGGTGAACCCGGTATGCATGAGAAAAAAACATGGGAGTATCAAAAGAAAAAAGTAAAAGGTGAGAATACTAAATCACAAGCAGATCTTATAATTGATTATCAAAGTAAAAATAGTAAAGGGACTTATGCAATAGTAGATAAAACTAAAGGGTTATTGCATATTTATAAACCTGGAAATAAAACGCCTTATACAGCAGCTATTGATTTAGGTGAAAATAAAGGGGATGCGCAAACAGTGACTAAACCTAAAGATTTAAATAATGATGGTACAATTACTGATGCAGATAAACGTAATAATAAATTTATACCTAATTGGAGTGCTGGTAATTTAACTACAGGAGCTGGAAAATATTATATATCTAATATTTTACCTAATGGGGTAGATGGGTTGCCATTATTTAATATGATGAATGAAAGGCAGTATGAAAATTATAAAAAAACAGGAGATGTTCAAAATGTTTCTACAAGCTTTCATACAGGGTATATAAAAGATAATCCCACAAGAGTATCACATGGATGTATAAGATGTAATAAAGCTAGTTTAGATCAATTAATGAAAAGTATGCCTGTTTTATCTGAAGTATTTATATTACCTGAAGATAAAGATAATAAGTTTATGATTCAAGATGGTAAGTTAATATTTAAGGCCGGTAATAAATCAAAGTTTTATGAACATGGTAATATTATGTATAAAAAAGAAAAAGATAAAAAAGGAAATGAGCATTGGTATGCAAGTGATAAAAATTGGAAAACTAAGGGAAATCTAACAAAACAAAAAGTTGAAAATAAATTTAATATTGATGAAACTGGTAGTTTATCAGGTGGATTACCTGAAATATCTGTAACTCCTGGTCAAAAATATCTTGATAAAGGTATTGGGGGAAAGTTTAAAAAAATTAAAAATGTAGGTGGAATCTATGATGAATTAAATAAAAATGCTATTAATTTAGGATATAATATTTATGAAGATGAAAAAGGTATTATACGAAAAGGACAAGGTGTTAATAGGTCTGTTAATACATTGAATTATAAACCTATAGATATTAATTTAGATAAAGCAAGATTTAATGAAAATATATATGATCCAGATCCAACAGGATATTCTGTAGTAACATTAAGAAATAAAACTCAACAAAAAGTAGTAAATAGTTTTGTAGAATCTCTTAAAGATAATAAGAGAAAAGTAATGAAAGAAATGCAAATAAGTGGGGATGTATATAATGATCTAGTACCTATAGCTTTTGGTATATTTGGTAATGAAACTACTTTTGGTCAAGAAAATACTGCTGGTGGAAATATGGCAAGAGCTTTAAATAAAGGTGGTAGAAAAGCAATAAATTGGCTGTTTGATGCAGATTTAAATCCTTCAAGTAAACCTGATTATAAATCAGCATATGAAACATATGGATTAACGGATGATGAAAATAGTGTTGGATTAACACAATTAAGATGGTCAGAAGTAAAAGGAGAACCTGCTCTTCTTAAGAAATTAAATAAGTTAGGAATTAAAAGTAATAAAGATTTAATGGATCCTGAAAAAGCAGCGTTAGCAACTATAGCAAGATTAGCTTTTTTAATAAATAATAGAGTGGGTGTAGATAAAAATGATTTGATGAACACATTACCTGGTCATTGGGGTGGTAGTTCAAAAGATGGTAAACAAACATATATAAATAACGTTAAGAAAAATAGCAGATATATAAGTGTGTTACAAAAACAGAAGGGTGGAGAGATAACAGCCTTATATAAAGAATATGCGGATGGTAAAAATATTTCTTCTTCTGCAAGGAAAGCATATGATAAACTAAATAGAATGTATTATACAGAAGCTAAACAGCAAGACATGTCTCCTACTAATTATATAATGACTCATGTTATAGGAAGTAAATAAAAATTATTACTTTCCCTTTTAATTTTGTATATTAAGTATATAACCATACATAAAAAATATGAAAAAGATAAATAAAAAAAGTTTAAAGCAACAAGGTGGGCAGTCTGTTAATCCTCAACAACAACAGATGATGCAACAACAGCAACAGCAACAGCAACAGCAGGGGCAACAACAGCAACAAGATCCTACAGCAGAACTTGCTGCATCTTTTTCTGAGATGGTTGATAGTGGATATGAACCAAAACAGGTGATAATGCAATTCATTGAATATGAGGTGCCTGAAGAACTTATTTATCAAACTCTTTTAAGAGTTGGATATTCTGAAGATGATGTACAAGCATTATTTACGCAGGTTAGTGAGGAAGTACAACAAACATCTAATGAACAGAGGTCAATGATGCAACCTCAACAGCAGATGTCACAAGCACAAAGAGGGGTGGAAAGTGAACCACATCCTTTAGATGATAGAGGGCAAAGTTATGATCAGGGAAATAATGAAGGTTATTGGCCTACACCTAAAAAAGAACCTCGCTGGTCTATTCCAATTAACAAAGCACCCTTTAATAGTGATAAAGATAGAAAAACTTGGATACAGGCACAAAAGAACTTGCGAAGGATGGAAGCCATAGAAAAAGAAATATTGGCAGAGGAAAACATACGCAGAGCACAATATGGTAAAGAACATCAATATAATATAAAACAAGATGAAGGTATTGTTAATAACTATGGAGCAAGAGTTAGGAATTGGATGAGTCAAATTGACCCTAGTGCTGGTTATAATAGAGGTGATACATTAAGTAAAGGGTTAAAACTTGCTCAAACATTAGGGGATACATTCAAACCTAAGTATAGCTTTAGCCGGGGTATGAACCCTTTTAGTAAGAAGGATAAAGATGGCGATGGCTTTGCAGATGGCTGGTTTATGGATTCAAAGAAAAAGAACTTATTAAAAAAGAATTTAAGACAAAGAGATAAAAAAATAAGAAAGTTACAAGGTAGAAGCATAAAGATCCATGAAAATGATCCTAATAAATATAGGTTTAATAGCATGGGGGATTTTATTACAACACAACAATATGATGATGATGTAAAGAAATATAGTACAGCACAGTTTGTATCACCAACAAATAGTTATAAAGGTTATGCTTATGATTCAGACCCAACACCTTATATGACACCACAACAAAAAAAGGATTATTGGCAACATAAACAAGAGTTTGGTACAGTGGGTGATTTCTGGAAAGATCCTGTTACAGGTAAAAGTAAAAAACCAAAAAAACAAAAAAAGTCTAAATGGCATTATATGGACTTTATGAAAGGTTATAAATATGGTGGTGATTTAGACAGGTATCAAGTTCTAGGTGAAACACCATTACCACTTGACTTAAAAAATGATTTAGCAGGAACTTTTTTGCCACCACTTGATGATAATTTTGAAGCATGGAATTTGGATGAGTGGCAAAAAAGAAAAAATTCTTATAAGAATAAAGCCTTATCTATTGCTTTACCCATAAAACCTGAAGCAGGAATGAGAGGGTTTTTTGAAGGATTTGATATTAAAGGTTCAGGTAATATTGGAGATAGATTAAACTTAAGAGGGGGATTTGGAAGTAATTTTAATGCACAAGATCCAAAAATTAAATATAATGCAGGAATTACATATCAAGCTAATCCCAGCATATCTTTAAGTGCAGATATGGGGGGTAATCAAAAAGGTATTTCTAATTATAAGTTTGGTCTTAAATGGAAACATCCAAAAAAATCAACAAAAAACCATGTTTACAAATATCAAGCTGGAACTGAAACACCCCTATCTCCTTTAGAACCTATTACATTTAAAGATTGGTACCGAAAAAATTTATATAGAAATTCAGGTATACCACCATCTGAGCTAAATGCATTGTATGAAAAAGAAACAGGATATGATGCTAATTCTCCAGCTGTAGATGTAGATGGTACAAAACCTTGGACATCACCTGAGTTTATGCCACCAAAAATTACAGATCCTAATAAGTCTAAAAGAACATGGAATCAAATAGGAAATGTAGTGGGTAAAGTAGGGGAGATAGGTTATCAAGCTGCTGATTTTGTAAATGAAGCAGCTAAAGCATGGCAAGATTTAGCAAAGCCAGTTCACACTGCAGATGATCTTTATGATATTACACAAAATCCTGCAGGTGGACAAGGATATTGGGATGTAAACTCAGGATATTTACAGCAGCCTGAAAAAACACTTGAAGGTTATGGATGGGCACAAAGAGGTGGTAGTTTACCAAGATTTCAAGCTCTAGGTAGTGTTAATCAAAATACACTTAACCCTGATATATACGGTCAAAGAATTCTTGGTAATACACCAATTGATTATAGAGATCCTAAATTAGCAGCAATGTTAAGTGCTATGCAAGCACAAAAGAAAGGTGTTAGTAGAGGTGTAACAGGTATATCAAATACACCTAAGAAATTACCAAGGTCTTTTGTTCCTGCTTCTGAGTCTACAAGTACTCAAGGGCCTATAATACTTACAGACCAAGAATTAAAAAATAAAAATTGGAGAGAAAATGTTTTACCAACTTTAAGTGCTGAAAGACAACAGCAATTTAATGATTATGAAGCTCAAAAAAAGAAAGATAATTCTACTTTTGCAAGTAGATTAATGGAAGCACCTGGAGTATTTCTTGATAATACTTTTGGCACATCCGCTGATCCAAATGTAGTAGCACCAACTGTTTTACCAACAGATCCAAGATTCTATGACCAGGTATTTCAAGGCATGAATATGGCCACTACAATTCCGGCTTATATAAATTCATATGCTGATTATATAAGTGGGAAAAGAGAAGACCCGCAGGATTGGAGAGGGATATTTCCAAGTGGCATACAAGAAAAGCTTGGTAAAAAAGATGGTGAACAGAACAACATTATAAACTCTTTACGTAATGACCCAGATTTTTGTAAAAAATATCCTTTAAGATGCGCTGCTGAAGAAATGGGACTTGGATTTTGGGGGCTTCCTGGTAGGCTTGGTAAAAAAGTTACTGGAAAACTTGCTAAGGGTTCTAAGGGTGCTGCTAAAGATATCAGTAAGGAATTTACTGAAGAATTTGTAAATGCTGATGAAATAGCAGAGATGAAAGCAATGCTTAAAAGTATGAACGATGATCCAGCTTTTAAAGAATTGTCTGAAGCAACTGATCTGGAAGGCATGTCAAAAGCGGTTAAAAATATGAGCCAAAGAGATGTTGATGCCCTTGAAAAATCAATGGATGATTGGGTAAAAAAAACAGATGCTGATGAAATAATACCTCAAGAACTGGAGAACCAACAATATTGGATAGAAAAAGCAGGGAAATCCTTCCCAAATGCAAGGAGAAGTGAAGATTATGAAAATTTGGGTATGTTTGACCATTTTGAAGATTGGCTAAGAAAAAAAGGACAGGTTCATCAAGCAAAAAAATCAGGTAAAAAAAGAATAAAACAAGAAAGGAAACTTTTAGAAGATGAGGGTTATCCTAAAGGAATGACAGATGATCAAGTATGGCATGCAATAGAGAGAAAAAGGCTGGATTATTTGCAATTGGGTAGGATAAGAGATGATGTTCGTGGAAACATAGGAAAAGGGGGGAGACAGAAATGGGAAATAGATCCAGATCACAAACAATGGTGGGAGAAAAGTGTAGTAGAACAAGAACAAGATGTTTGGGATGAAGCACACAAGAGATGGCGGTCACCCTATGATCCTCAAACGGGAAAAATGAAAGTTGATTGGCAGGTTAATAGTTTAGATAGAGATTTGTTGAAGGGTTCTACTGAAGATTTTGAGGAATTAATGGATTATATGAAAAACTTTAAAAAAACCGGTGGTATGATACGTAAAACACAAAATAGAAATTTAGATAAATATCAAGGTATTACAAGAAGTGAAGTGGGTAAAAAAAAGAAAGATCCACGTTTGTATAACTGGTCAAATCTGGAAGATAAACAAGCACATTACGAACATTGGCCAAATGTATTTGCACAGGAAGAGGAGAGAAGGCAAAGCAGATTATTAAATGATCCAGAGTTTAGATTTACTGAAGGTCAGGATTTAGGTATAGACTATAGACTTGATAACCCTAATGAAAGATATGGTGATAGAGCAAATGCAAATTTTATGGCATTCTATAACCAACAAGGTAACCGTATGTTTAGAGAAAAAGCTATACCTAATGCAGAGATGTTAAGGGAGTTTGTGCAAAAAGCTGGCAGTGATGCTGGTACACCTGAAAGTATGGCAAGACAACGTGCATGGTTAAATCAAAATTATCCAAATTTAGATGCTAGAAATACTAGATTCTTAAGACAACAAAGGGGTGGTGGTCTACCAAGTTATCAGATAGAAGGAGAAATACCAAATCAAAAAACTATGGATTATCTAGCTGGTAAATATAATCAAACTGCTACAGATGGTATATATAGAGATTTTGATAAAATTGAGAAACCTAATATAAAGGAGTTATTTCGCAGGTATAATGAAATGTATGTAGAAAAAGAAGGAATGCCATTTACTACTATAGGAACGGCACCGATTACAGCTAAAGATGCTGCATTGACGGGTAACTATGCACAGTATATGAGAGAAAATCCAAACATACCTGTTCAAACAATACATACTCAAAATAGTACTATACCGCCAGCTTTGCAAAGACAAAGGGGTGGTGGTGATAAATATAGAACAAGAAATATACCACCTATATCTCTTATATATGAGCATATGTATAAAAATGATCCTAAACCTAGCAGTAATTGGCTACAACATATAAAAGATAGTTACCCTAAAGGAGGGTATAGAGGTTCGCAAGATTTCCCACCTTATCTTACAGAATTTTATGCAGATGCGGAAGCCTTTAAACCAAAAAGAGGAGGTTTTGTAGATGAGTGGGGAGAACCTTTACCAGATAATTGGGAAAGAAGATGGCCGGGTAGAAGGCGTGAAGATGCATTTTGGAATGTTCATTCTAAAAATGATTCTATGGGTGATGCTCCTTTTGACCCTTTAAAACCAAGGAAAGGACAAGAAGATAAATGGGAACAACTTAAAGAAAAAGTAAGATTTAATCATAGAAATGATGAGACATGGATGGACTATAGTGATCCAAGTATTACTCGTCCAAAAGGTTACAAAAAAGGTGGTAACATAGATTATGGAAACTACATGCCTGTAGATATGTATGGTCATCAAAATGCTTTTAGTACATTTAGAAGACCTGTATATCAATATGGTGGACAACCAACAAACATAGTAGAAGTTGATGATAGAATGATTCAAAAATTAATTGCAGCTGGTGCTGACATAGAATACTTATAATTATGAAAAAGATAAAAGTAAATTCATTACCTGAAGGTTTTAAAGTCATAAACGGCAGAATTGTTGAAGCTAAAAAACACGGTGGTAATACTACTGGTGACCAATCTCAATTTGGTTTAGTAACAACTGGTACTAATTCTTCAGAAAATATAGATGAAACATCTGTTAGGTATAGTCTAATGCGTGTACCTAAAGATGAAGCAAACATAGAAGCTGAAGGAGGAGAAACTGTTCTTACAGATCTTAATGGTGATGGCAAGTTTGGTCTTTATGATATTAGAGGTCCAAGGCACAATAAAGGTGGTGTCCCTTTAAACTTACCCCCACAATCTTTTGTCTTTTCAGATTTTAATAAACTTCTCTTTAATAAGAAGGAAATGGCAGAGTTTGGTCTTGAGACTAAAAAAAGATTAACCCCTGCTAAAATATCTAAGAAGTACGGGCTTAATGAATATCATGGTAAAATCAATGATGATTATGCAGATGATATTCAAGTGACAAGTGCTGAATTAATGTTAGCTAAAAACGGAGGACAATTATCTAAATTAGCTTTTATGCAAGAAGCTAAGAAGAATTTTTCTGATGGTGTCCCTGTATCATCACATCCTTATTTAATTTCTATAGGTGAAGACCCTATAGAGTTTACAGCAAAGATTGAAGAGATTTCAAGACAGCAGGCTCAACAACAAATTATAGAAGGTCTTCCACCAGAACAACAAATGCAGATAGCTCAGTTACAGCAGTATATGCAACAAGTAGATCAGCAGCAGCAAGGACAGCAACAAGGACCTCAAGACCAAGGTATGCAGATGCCTCCTGAGATGCAACAGATGCAAGGTATGCAACAAGGAATGCCTCCTCAAGGTCAGGGTATGATGCCTCCACCTCCTGATATGAATCCTCAACAGATGGCACAAATGGGTTATGAGATGCAAGATATGGGAGAGTATAATCCATATGATATGCCTATGGCTCAACAAGGAGGAGGTGGGTTCTGGGATATATTAAAAGAGGCAGGTACAGGTGTTTATGACGAAATGCAAAAACAAGAAGAAGAAAGAAGAAAGAATGCAAAAATAAAAGACCAAGAAGAGAGGATAAAGAGATTAATTCAAAGATTGGACAATGAAGGTATTTTACCAGATGCGGTAAGAAATAATCCTGAATTATTATTAAATAGAGATATAAGAGAGGCGTTACGAGCTGCATCTGAAAGTTTAAATGACCTTGATCAGTATGATCCACCACTAACAGTGGAAGAAGTTGCATCTAATGTTAATGATCTAGTAAATCAACAAGCACAAGAATTACCTAATTATACAACACAAAGTACAACGCAAACTACAACACCAGGCCCAGATCCTGATGATCCAAAAAAGAAAAAGAAAAAGAAAAGGAATGGTAAAAAAACAGAAAGAGCATATGATCCAGATATAGATGATGAAGGTTTTCATAGAGCTGAAGATGTAAAGGTAGGTGAGGAATACTATCAGCCAGTTCAACGTCAAGGTCCTGAAGGATATGGTGGTGCCAGTAAAAATGTAACAGGTTATGAAGAAGGATGGGAGAAAAAATATGATAAGTATGAAGAATTAATGGAAGCTATTGAAAAAGTAGATGGACAAGGGGAAATAAAAGAAGTACGTGACTTTCAATTATGGCATAATAATGAGTATATTCCTAATACAGTTAAGGAGTATGGAGAGCAAATGAAAGCTGCAGGTAAATCTTGGACAACAGCAGATGAAACTTATTGGGTAAATAAACTTCTTAAAGAGCATGGTTTTGATTCTACCAAAGATGGTAGACATTTAGATGGTAAATGGGGTACATTTACATCTTCAAGAAGACCTTTTCAATTTGACCCTATTACAAACGAACCTGTTAAACAACCTGAAACACCAGTTGAACCAGTTGAACCAAAAGTTAAAAAACCATTAGAAGTACCGGATTATGCATCTACTTATAGACCTCCTGTATGGGCTCCTTGGATGCAAGACTTAATATTAGAGGATGCTATTGCAGATACAAGAATTAATAAATATGGACCTTGGCAACCACCTGTTCAGAAACCTGAATTAGATTATGTGTTAGAAGATCCTACAAGAGGTATAGCAGCTCAAAATGAACAATTTAATATAATGGCTCAAGGAATGGGTGCTATTATGGGATCTCAACAATATGCTGCAAACATGGCAGAACAACAAGGAAAAAATGCTGCAAATTTAGCTAACTGGATTGGTTCTGTAAATAACAGGAATGTTAGCACTATAAATAAAACCTTTGGTCAACAAGCTAAATATGATTGGATGGCTAACCAAGAACAAGACAGAAGGAGCGTTGCAGTTCATGATGGATGGAATAAAACAAATGAGCTTTATGACCAACAGATAAATGCCAGAAATAAAGCTGCTGCAGAACAAAGGGTTAATACAATAACAAATGCTGCAAACACCTTTAATTTAAATACTATAAATCCTTATTATGCCATAGACCCTAGAACAGGAGGTATAATAAATCAGATTAATAGTAAAGCCTGGGATTATGCTGAACAACCAACAACTCAAAGTCTTGCAGTAAGAACGGGTCAATTTGTTAGGGATTATGAAGCAGAGAATCCTGGAAAAACACCTTCAGATAAAATGATAGAAACATGGATGAAGAATCAGTATCCTCAACAACAAACAACTCAAGAAACAAACATGCAAAGGTGGTATAATAATCAACCTTCAGGAGGTTTTGATAGTAGAAGAGGATATTCACAAGCAGGTGGTCAATATATGCAAGAAGGGGGAGAAGTAAAACCTATAATTGTTCCATTTTTTATAGGTGCTACAGGAATATAAACCTTTAAAGTGTATGCAATACATTTTAAAGATTCAATAAATTATATTAATTTAGATTATGGCAACATATGTACCGGGTATTCCAAGCTATATGCCAACATGGAAAACCTTCACACCAGACTATAAGTTTCTAAGTGATGTTTTAGAAACAAAGACAAATAGATATAACACTAACCATAAAGAAATTAACGATCTTTATAGTAAGGTTGTTTATGCTGATTTATCAAGAGAGGATACTCAAAATTTAAGAGATCAATATGCTAATGGATTAGGTGCTCAAATGCAAAAAATAGCAGGTATAGATTTATCTATAATGCAAAATGTAGATGCTGCTAAAGCATTGTTTAAACCTTTTTATGAAGAAGATATAATAGTAAAAGATCTTGTACACACAAAAAATTTAGCTACACAGCAAAGACAGGCTGAAGCTATGAGAACATCTTTAGATGATGAAATAAGAAGACGTTATTGGTCTACAGGCATGGAGGTTTTACAATTTAAACATCAGGATTTTATTAATGCTACAGAAGAAGAAGCATTAGCTATGCCTTTGCAAAAATTTGTACCAGATGCAGATCTTTATAATATGACAATGAAGTATTTAGAAGGTCAGGGATATAATGTAACATTACCATCTGAAAGCCCGGATGGTAAATGGATAGTAAAAACCACTAATGGTGCTGTAATAACTAAACAAGCATTAGCAGATGCAACAGCAGCATTAGCAGATGATCCTTTAGTACGAAAAGCTTATGAAGCAGATGCTTATGTAAGATCAAGAAAACATGCAGATAAAGCAATGGAAGAAGGGTCTGCTGCATCAGTAACAGAGGGGATGGCACAATGGGGCAGAACTGAAATAGAAAACACAACAAAGCAAATAGGTACAAAAGTAATTGAACTGGAAAAACAAAAAGTTTACTTATCAAAGCAAAAAGGAAAGTGGGATAAGTATGATAAAAAATATGGTATTATACCCGGTAGTCCTGATGATGTAAACAGACAAAAAATATTAAGTGCTTTAGATGCTACAAATGTAGATATAAACAGATATACCAAAGCAGCAGAAGAAGCTACACAATTGATGACTGATGGTGATGATAAGCAGATAATAAACAGAGCTTATAACATTTTTATGGCTAATAATATTAATGGTGATATAGCTGAAGCAGCATTAAATTATAGTAATAAAACTAAAAAAGTAGAGCTTGAGGTTAATCAATATAAAATGAATGAGATTAAATTTAATCAAGATATCTATTTAAAAAACTTAGGGCATCAGCATAGAATGTCTGAAATTAAATTTAAACAAGATTTAGAGGATGCAGCAAAAGAAGAAGAAAATAGATTAAACCAAGCTGTACGAGATATTTTAACAGGTGGCACTGGAAGCAGTATGGGAGATGCAACTATACCTTTAGGATCACGTGATCCGGATTATGTAGGTGATTATCAAAACGGAGTGGTAAAAGATAATACAGAATTAGTTAATGATGAAGCACAAGCTGTAGCTGAACTTTTAGCAGAAAATTCAACTGATGAGCAAAAACAAAGTAATGAATATGTTTTAGATGGGGAATGGGCAGGTGAAGGTGCAACTATAATAAATAATGATGATGGCACTGTAACAACAAAGGTGAGCGGGGTTAATTTACAAAGTGTATTAGCAAATGAACAAAACAGAGAAGCTTTTCAAAATCTATATCAAATAAAATCTTCAGAGGTTAGTAATATAGACAAGCAAGCATCTCCAGATGATAAAGGTGTAATTGCAAGCAACTTTAATAAATTTAGAAATTTAAGAGATAGAAGATTTAAGTTAGAAGATGCAGATACCAAGTATAATGAAATGCTTTATAAAAATTGGCAGGAATTAACTAAAAAAGTGACTAAAGCAAGTGTTGAATATGATGGAACAGTTTCTGAACCAACAACGTATGATGAGATATTAAAAAGTATTTTTGGTGTGAGAGCTGGTGATGATCCTTCAATATTAGATCCTGTTACAAGCTATTTGTTTGGCCCAGAAGTAGCTAAAAATCAAGCAGCTTCTAGGATAAGAAAAAGAACAAAAATAGAAGAAGAAGAAGAAAGAAAGCATATTGCTATTAATAAAGCGTTATTTAAAACAGATAATAATGGCAAAAATCCAAGATTAAGAACACAAGAAGAATATGCTAACTATCTTATAAAAGAAAATCCTGAATTAGGAGATTTAATGTCAGCAGAAAATGAAAACACAGTATGGAATGCAATAAAAGTTTCAAGCGGATGGTCAAAACCTTCTGTAAATTATCCACAAGCAGCAGAAGGTCGTTTAAAAGAGCATCTTGTAGAAAAATATAACCAGCATGTAGCAGTATTAAATAAAGCTACATCAGGTAGATTTAATATACCTACTTCAGTTGATGATGTAGAAGGAGCAAGTCAACGATATAAAGGCGGGACATGGTCAGATGTGCATGATTATGGCTCTAAACCAGGAAATGCTGGAGATATACTTCAACATGGGCCTATAACTCAAGTCATTACACCAGGAAGCTATGATTTAGATCAGGTTATTATGTTGGATAGTTATGTAGATCAGTTAAAAAATGGACAAGAAAATATCTATAGACTTGCAGATGGAGAAATAGCTGATACTGAAAAAGCAGAAAGAGTATTAGCTTATGCTAATGAGCATCTGTTAAGAGGTAGTGGCTCAGGAGAGCAAAAAGAAGCATTAACTATAGTATATAATAAAATGACTCCTGGTGGAGATCCTGATAATCCTGACCCTACTAATCCTGTTGCTGCATATACAATAAAATTAAACCCTCAAGTTGTAAAAGATTTAACAACAGCAAGTTCAGGTTCAGCACAAACAAATATTCTTGACGCAGGTGATCTTGCTAATTATTCTACTATTAAAATAGAGTTTCCGTTAGAAAGTGATTTAAGCCCCTATAGTGTTGAAAATCAAAAGTTTTCAGCAGTAGATTATAAATTAAAAGCATCAAAAAATGGTTCATATTCAGAAACTATACCTAATGGGGGATCATACACAGTACGTCAAACAGCAGGTGGTGTATGGATAGATGTACAACCTATGAATTTTAAAAAAGGAGGTGATAATAATGCATGGGGGATGTATGCAGATGATTGGATACCAAAACAGCTAGGAAATAAAAAGGACTGGGATAAAAATATAGATGCAGCTGTAGCTAAATTATTAGAATTTTCTAATATTAATACAATTAATAAAAGAGCTAAAGCTCTTGAGCTAAGAAATAAAAAATAAAAAATAATGGGATATCCTGAGACACCGTTAATACCAACAAATAGCACTTTTACATATGAAAATGTAGATGATCTTATTACAACTCCTGATATGTCAGAGTTAGCACGGACTCTGGATCCTGAGTATATGGGTATGATTGATAGCTTAGTGCCTATTATAAATCCATATTCTATACCTTCTGTTGGTAATTTAAATCAACCTACACCAACAAGAGCTACTTTAACATATGACCCCTTAAAACAACAGACACCTCCTGATTATTCAACTGAAGAAGGAAAAAGAAGGGGTATACAAGATTTATTTAATAATATAGATAAAGCTAGTAAAGACACATCTGTATTTGATCAAAAAGATCCCGTTAGATCAAATATAGCAGCAACAAATTTTGAGCGTTACTATCATCACCCAAACTTTAAAAAATTAGGATGGCAGCCTTATAGAGATAATGAATCCTACTATAATGCTAATTCAACTTTCACTGATGATTTAGGTAGAATGTGGGGTCAGTTACAAAATTTAACAACAACAGGTTTTGTTTCTGCTTATAGATCCTGGGGTGATATGTTTGATAATGATGCATATTTCACAGGAAAAGATTTAGATTCTGCAAGAGAATTCTCAGATGCTATGAGAATTGGTAATTCAACAAGAGAGGGTATTGGTCATTTTGCAAATAATATATTATTACAATCTGGTTATACAATAGGTATTATAGGTTCAATAGCTGCAGAAGAACTTGCATTAGCAGGTGCTACAGCTTTAACAGGTGGTGGTTTTGCTCCTATAGCGGGTGTAAAAACAGGAGCTAATGTAGAAAAAGTTGTTAGAGCTACTGGTAATCTTTTTGGTATTAAAAAAGCATGGAATGGTAGTAAAGCTATGCTACAATCTTTTAATAATGTTGATAAATCAAGAGCTTTTTATCATACTTTAAAAGCTACACCGGGTGCTTTAGCTAAAGGGTTAAAGCATGTTGTAGCACCTGAAACAATGTATGCTTGGAAAAGATTAGGCACTACAAAAAATGTAACACAAAACTTATCTAATTTTTTAAAGTCATCATCTACGTATGGTGCTTTTTATAGAGATATCAGAGGTTTGAATTATGCATTGTCAGAATCTAAGATGGAGGGTGGTATGGTATATGACCAGGTTATGGCTAATGGTTATGCTATTAAATCTGCAGAAAACAATGGGGGAGCATTGACAGATGAACAAATGAAAGCTGTGGTTGAAGGTGCTAATAATGCTGGATATTATACTACATTAACAAACGCACCTGTTATATACATTACAAATCAATTAACACTTGGTAATGCATTTGGTGCTTATAGAAAATCATTATCAAGATTAATTGGAGATGGAATTAAAGGGTTACCTAAAGGGATAGCTAAAGGGAAAACTTTTATTAAAGGTAAAGCTGCAAAAGATGTTTTTGTAAATGTAGGAGATGGTTTTAAAGGTTACCTAAAAAGAATTAAAACTGTAGGTTTTGGTAAAGCTGGTGTAAGTGCCTCTCTTAGATATTTTAGTGCTAATGTTGGAGAAGGAATTCAGGAATTAGCACAGGAAGCAATTGCTCATGGTACAGAACACTACTGGCAAGCAATTATTAAAGATCCGGCAGCACAAAATTATGATGTATGGAAAACCAGCATAAGTTCTGCTATGGGTAGTCAATTTAGTGCTCAGGGTTTTGAAACGTTTATGTCAGGTTTTTTAATGGGTGGTATTGTACAAGGACCACAAAAGATTTTATTTCAAGGTATACCAGGTTTAAAAAACCATATTTTTAATAGGGAACAGACAGCGACTTATAAAAAGGGAAGAAAAGCTACTATAGATGGGCTTGTTGATACATTTAATAAGCAGTGGAACAGAGGTGTTGTAAATGACTTGAATCTTCTTATAGATCCAAGTAAGGTTAATCTTGTAGCACAAAAGAATGCTTCAGATAATAAAAAACAAGATGCGCTTAATCAAAGTCAATATGACTTTATGGATGCAGAGTTAGACTCAAGGTTTCAAAATGCTGTTACTATTATAGATAATGGTAGCATGCACTTGTTTGAAGAACAAATGCAGGATTATCTAAAACTTACCAATGAAGAATTAGCTGAAGCATTCCCTTCATTTAAAGATGATATTGAAAATGGTAAGTTAAAATCAAAAATCCAAAAACAACTTACATTCCTCAAGCAGCTTAAAAAAAGTGATACCAGCCTTAAAGATCTATATCCAAGTCCTGTTGATTTAAGCCAGTTTAAAGAAGGTACTAAAGAGCATTTAGATGCTGTATTAGAGGATATGGCTTGGAAACACGCTAGGAATTTAGCATTGTTTACAAGAACAGATTTTAAGAATACATTGGAAAGAATGAATTCTATATTTGAAACTCTACAAAATGATCCTGTATTTGAAGGTATGGCAGCAAATGATATTACGGTTGTACTATCAAAAAAAGGTTTAGCTAAAGAACTTTTATTTCTTAAACAAGAAATAGACTTGTTGGATGATTCTGCTGAAAACAAAGAGCAAAAAAAGAATAAAACAATTAAGTATACAGAGTTATCTAAAATAAGTGATATTTTATATGGTGAGAAAAATCAAAAAGATGGAGAGTTTGATTCTGCAAAAATAGATAAATTCTATAGTAGATTTAGACTGTATATTAAAAAGCTAGCAGGGATTAATCAATTTCAAAAAAAGGTTTTTGAAGATGAGAGTGCAATACAAGAGGTTTTAATAAAAGTAATTGACCATATAAAATTAGGAGAGAGAGCTGATGCTTATGCACGTTCTATAGAATATTTAAATAATCCTGAAAGTTTTAAGGAAATAGCTGATAGACAAGCTGTGTATTTTAAAGAGTTGCATAAAAATTTAAAAACACACTTTGAAGATAATGTCAAGGATTCTATAAAAAATGATGAGATTAATCAGTTTTTAAACGCATTAGCACAACAAGGTGTCTATGTAGATCCGGAACAATTAGAAGTGTTTATTAAAACAGGTGATGTAAATGCAATTACTAAATATTATAGTGAAGATGGGAAAGTAACAGAAGGTAATTTTATTATAGAGGTGCTTAAACGTTCATATACAGAAGCAACAAAACCTGAAGCACTTAAAGTAGAAACTGAGGCTGGGGAAGATGAAGGTGATTTTGTTGAAACAACTAAAGATACATCTGATTTACTTGATGAATATAATTTAGAGCAAAGCCCTCCTATAAAAATATATAATACAACAAATATAGAATCACCATTTATAGCT